TCACCTTCCTGATACTCTTTACCTGATATCTCTGGATTCTTGATCTTTTGAGTATCAAATTGGGCAACCTCAATAATCAGTTTTGAGACAGGTAGTATAGAATATACAAAACCGATAATCCTAATATGAGAATCAATCTTCTGCCGGATTGATGGAGCGATCCATCCTCTCTTCTTTGATTTAATCCTATTCATGAATCTTGGCTTTCTATATCTCAATCTGTACCTTCTAATCTTCCTCAATTCCCTTCTTGTTGATAGAAGATCAACAACATCACTTCTTAGAATAACCTCACTAGCGTAAAGTTCCTTGCTTTTTGTTGTAGCTGATAAACCGACATGTTTTGTACCTGTGTCAACGCCTAACGTAATCTCTTGCTTATAACCGGTTGTATCATACAAAAGCCTGATTGTAAAAGGACAAAGATTTACCACGGTTGCTTTCTTTGATTTAAGCAATCTTCTAACCTTACCATGCCTCGTTGTTGGCATTAAGGGTCTACCATATATATCCTGTACATAAACCATTTACAATAAATAATTTAATAAAATGTTTATTCAACATAAGTCAGGGCAAAACCCTGTTAGTACCCATCGCCAATGTTATTGAAGGTTTTGTACAGGCAACACCGAAACCCAAATACAATCCCTGTTTAATCACCTACCTTAGAGCTACAGACTTGGATAAACATCCGTAGGTAACTATATATTCTTCAATAACGTAGTCTTTATTTCAAGACTTAGGCTAATATCCGGCCAGTAAACTGGATATATAAAACTCAAACATTGTTTAACGTTTTATATATTATTGCAGATATTACTCCACCAATGACTCTCATTTATCTTCTCTCACCATACAAAGCGATTATATCTGGTCTCTATCATCTCCACCACCTTCTTGATATCAGATAAAGTTAATTTCTTTATCTCCATATTCCTACTATCCATCCTGACGAAAGAGTCCTTGAACTCCTGCTCGGTTATAGCATCCAACCTAAATAGATTGTATTTTATAAGTAACTGGGTTACGTCAAATATCAAGATATTAAGATCAACATCATCTTTCAACTCATTAAGTAGATCGCGCATCATATCCTTAATAGCGTCAGTGTCAAGTTCCAGCTTCTCGGCTTCCTTCATTAACTTCTTGATAATACCATTGTGCTCAATTATGATGTTAGCATTATCATCATCGGTAGGTAGAAGGATATCCATCGTACATTTTATACCAACCTTATCACTAAGTCTTTTATTGAACTCAGTCATATAATCAAAAGCCTGATCCCTGCTTAAGGCGTATGTATGATCAAGTAACTGCTTTTGTCTGTTATTGACAAAATAATGACTGGTGTATAACATCATCAAGACCTTCACTCGCTGGATGCGTAGGTCTTGCATAATTTTCCGATGTAAAAAACTATCTAACCGCATAATATAAAGAGTCCCCACCGGGGCCATCACACACCCGACAGGGACCAACTTTTAAATATCTTACTCGTCAGGTGATGGACTGACACCGCGAAGATAAATCAAGATAATTTATTTAGCAAGGATCATCGGCTTCTTTTTCTCCCGATACTATATTACCTTCGGAAGCCAAAGACCTATCCTCGGCCGCCTTCGTAGGCGAGGCGAACTCCGATTGGGAACCGGACGGGTTGACGAACGGGGTCTCCGTATCCTCGAAGAACGTCTCATCCCTCCTAATACTCATCCTAAACTTAGGGGCTATGAAAGGATCGTTATTAAGATCAATATTGATCGTAACGTCATTCATCAAAATATCCTCCTTGGTCCTAGAATCGCCTATCCATCCTCTTACATCAGCGGTCATAGGCATCTTACTAGCGGCTTCCTTGACAGCCTCTAGCCGTCCCTTGATAACATCCACGTCTCCCGCCAGCGGAATCATATATGTCTTGTTATCCAGCCCGGATCTGGCTATAGCGTTGTTAAGATCCATTATATCATCAATACTTACTCCACCACCTAGACCCTCTATAATCCTATCAGCCATCGATCCGATCATAGATGAGAATGATGATATATCCTGATTTTTCAATCTTACAGGGTACAGGTAATTTCTTCCATTTCCTGTCTTTATAGCTACAACCGGGATACGTGAATTTTTATAATCACCATACTTATCCCTAACAATAGCCGTGCAGAACGGGAATATGTTATACTTGATATTATCCCTCATCGTAACCTCCCCATTCTCTATATATCCTACGCTCTCTACCTTGCCAACCGTCTCGTTGGTAAAGTCATTTTCGGATACCATCAACGTACCATTATCATCACTTACACTGAAGTTCGGTCTTCCCGGCAAAACACTGGTGACTGCGCCTACGAACGGTATATCAATCTCGCCAGCGACAGATCCCACATTATCCCTATACAACTCAAAGGTCATACTCCTTAAATCAGCGTTACTACCTTTTGAGTCTGGATCATTGGCTTTTAGCACCGAGACAAAATTACCGTCACCATCCACGATCTTAATAACCATATTATTAACCAAATCACTACGGGCAGACTTGGTCTCGTCAGAATTAGGATCAACGGCATAAAGGCTATTGTATTTATCATACAGTCCCTTGGTATAAGGATCTAACATATCCACCTTAAACCTTACCATATCACCCTTGCGAAGGCTGGCCGTTGCTTCCTGATTCACCGACTCGTTGTTAGATCCAAACGTATCACCCGTGTAATAAGGAACAACAGATCCATTCTGCCCCTTGCGATACACCATGAACCAGTTAGAGGTCGATAAGGCGGTCTGCCGCCCCAGTATGACACCGGTAGCGTTCTCGAAAGCCTGAGCGTCATCCTCGCTAATCATCCATCTTGAATGATTTTTAGACTCGATAACGCTGAACATGTTCGTCCCGTCAGTGAAATCCATCACCACCTTATCATCCATAACATATTCACCGGGCGTGACAAGAGCCTTAAGCCCGGATCCCGCCATGAATCTATCAAGCCTCATTCCTCCTACCTCATAATACATAACCCCGCCAACTTCTATCTTCTGGGCCATCAACACCACCGGATTCTGGGCGGCATTGGCCTCCGTCCTGCCGGTGGATGTTCCGGGTTCGCTCTCCGTGAGAACATCACCCATAGGTATAGACTTATCGTAATCCTTGACAACCATACTTCCATTATCATACAGCCTCATCCATTCCACGAACTGGAGAAGAGGCCCATCAGAATAATTATTAATGATATCAATGGTCTCATTAAGTTTATCCTGATCAACTTCATTCCCGTTGTCAATATCATTCATAAGATCATTGTAAGTCTGTATAGCCCCCTTAACCTGATCCTGATCAAGACCATTAATGTTTATATCTATGATATCATCAATAGTATCTCTGATGTTATTTAAGACGTTATCGTTAGTATTTAACCTATCTATCATTGACCTAATCTTATTAAGCCTAGCTATAGGATTATCGCCAAACCCATTTACAAGATCATTGATACGATCCTTATTATTATCATATATCTGCCTCTCCCTAGGAGATAAGATATCCTCATTACCGTTCCATATCTTTATAGCTATATTATTGATTCTATCATCAGAAGGATTTATGATATCCTCATTATCAGGTACATTCTCAACGATACCTCCCTCATCAGCCTTGATGTCATTCTCCATAGATCTGGCGATCATATGATTATAGGTCTTGAACATAAATGCCTCGTCCTCTCCTATAAGACCATCTTGATAAGCCTTATCTATGGCCTGATCATTGGCATAAAGGGAATTAGCATCAGGATCATCGGTATTCCTGAAATCATACTTGCTGTCATCCTCCTCATAAGTCTTCCCCCATGCGTTCGATAATATCTTCATGAACCCGCGCTCCTGCGCCCGGATGAATCTTCTGTCACGCATACGACGAAGCGACTCGTTTATATTCTTATAAGCCACAAGATTATGACGATACTCGCTAAGCAACGCCATAGCCTCCTTATGATTATCAACCCCACGGATAGATACGGCATTCTCAAAACCGACTATAGTCTCATAAGCTGCCATAAGATCGGCGGCGCTGATCCTTGATTCATCCCTGTTTAATAACAGCTTAGATATATCTGTCTCTGAGTTAACTAACGTAGCTAATCTCCTCTCCAAAGCAATCCTATCCTCCGTCAATTTAAGAAGTCTATCATTCTCCTTGGCTAACTTGACCTTATCAGACTCAAGAGCTTCCTTAGATGTGGCACTCTGCTGAAGCTTCAAAACATTCTTCTCCATTTTCTGTATATCATCTGTAAGCTTCCTGAGTTTATCAAGATCCCTACTCGAATCAGGATTAAGACGAGAATATATATCTAAAGCAGGTCCTATATCCGTATTGTATATCCTTCCTAACTGATTAGCGATATCATCCAAGTTATCCTTAGCCTCAAGACCGTTATAAGCCATGTTGGAGATATAGGTGTTAAATGATCTATTGGATATACCATCGGTAAGGGAGTCGGCAAATCTGCTGGCCATAGTAAAATTATCAACCTTCTTATTGAACTCACTGATAAGGTTGGACTTATACTCATTTACCTGCTCATCTGTCATATTCATATCGGAGGCTATATCGCTATTAGGTATAGACTCGATGACTGTCTTGAAATTCTCCTTAGTATCATCTAACATCCCCATTTCCTGATCATAACGAAGACGGTTGAATACGGCATCACTAAAAGTCTTATCTACGATTCTAGAATTAGGTATATCGTCGGCATTATTATCCGTTTTCAAGCCTGATAATTGAGCGTTCAGAGCCATGCTGCCACGAATAGCTTGGACGGCCGCCGAGGTCAAGGCGCCGGCATTAGTGTTGTAGGCCTCCACCATCCCCTTGTTACGGGACATGTCTTGGCTCCATTCCTTTATACCACCAATAGTTTTTACTCCCATAAACGATCCAATAATCATACCGATGCCGATCTCCTTCCAGCCCTCATTAGATCCATAAGTCTCCTTGAATCCGTTCTTTATAGCTTCCATATAACCTATATTCTGACGGATGGCCATAGGATTGTATCTTGATTCCACCCAATCCTCCGCGGACTTGCTGGACACACCTTGAAGACCTTCCTCGAACAAACCCTCAGATACCGGTCGCTTGATGATATTAAACGTATTACCAGCTATTTTTTGCCATTTCTTTGGTGTTATAGCCCTTAGTGCACCGTTGTCCATTCTCTCGGCCCCTACGCCAAATATATTGCGTTTTATGAACTTATCCACGCCCAGATCCATGCCAAACATATCACCGAACATAGCTATGTTGGATAATGACAATATGCCGACGTTTGCGGCGAATACGGCGTTAGCGGCATTGGCATTGTCAGCCCTGAACCTCATAAGCTCCTCATACGGGACTTCCCTCCCGTAAGCGTTACGATAAGATTGCCTGAAATTCTCCTCGGCCTCCATCAACATACTTCTGGCTTCCACTGAAGCTTCCCATGAGGTAGACGTGCCAAGGAATAGGGCGGTATCCAGCCCCTTGCCTACCCTCTGACCGATACGGGCGGCTCTAAGGTAAGCGCCGAATGCTTTCTTGGTGTCCGAAGCGGCCTTGCCTATCCTAGCTAAAGCCACCCCAGCCCTAGCTCCGGTACGAGCAAGGTTCATCAGACCGGCCCCGGAATATACGGCGGATGATAACATGGCGCCAGCGGTAAAAGCCAGACCCGACAGAAAGTCATTAGACCAGAAGTTAGCCGTAGTCATACTTTGAAGAAAGTTCATGTCCCGCTCCTCTCGATTATAATAATGAGCTAGACCATAATCCATCTTCTTATCCTGATCATCTAACCATCTCGTAAAATCATTATCAAAAACAGCATTGAAATTACCTTTGGATACTCCGGCATAAATACCATAAAAAGGCTGGATAACGCCTCCTAATCCGTACAAAGCGGTTTTTCCGGCAAGCTTACCCAATCCTCTCATCCACTTCTCAGTCCTACTCTGGGTTTTTGATAGACGTGTATCATTATCTACACCGGGTATATAGGACTCGTATTTGGGTATCCACGTTCCACTACTTAAACGATACCTTGAATCTTCTAACGATACCTCAGGTCCGGTGAGATTAAATCTACCCTTGTAACTCTGATCAGAAGCCATATATCCCAAAGGGGACATATGCTTCATGTTATCATAATAATTAGTCTTTACCGTATTCTTGATCCTTTCTGACAATGACGGTATCTGGGACTTTGATCTCTCGGAAGCAGAATACGGATCCAATACCGGAGGTAAGTCACGATCCGGTATATTATAGGGATCCGATCCAACAGCCTTTATATTATCCACGCTCATAGTAGGATACCCGTATTTGTTGGCAAGATCCCTTCCACTGGGAGCGTTATTATTGGTTTCCACTATTTCCATTATTTCCACTATTTCCGTTATTCCTGTTTCTTATCTCCTGATCGATCATACTAGCTATAGGCGAGATGAAGCTTTCAAAATCATCAGTAGTAGATCTACCTTCACTTCTCCAATATACCTCATTCTCCTTGCTAAGTATCTGTTGCCATGCCATGACCAAATAATATTGAGGGCTGAAATCAATTTTTCTAGCTACCTCATCAGCATAATTAACGCCATCCAGATCAATTGAGTATAATGGAGTACCGCCATCCCTTGCTCCTCCCTTGCTGTATATATCAACATTTATCCCAGAGGAACCATTATTATACTTATATCCGGAAGCCCTTAACTCATACATAGAAGCGTTATCAAATAACACATCGGTAGCGATCATCATCTGATTCTTCCTGATATTACCGTCATTTATATTCGTGAACATATCTATATAAGGCATTGTCATATCCTTAGCTCCGCTGGCATAAGCCACAGGAGCTACCTGCAATGCCTTGGCCATCTTCCCATAAGCGTTATCGCTTGAATTGGCAAACGATATAGATACAACACCAGAGTCGTAGGTCTCGGATGGGATACTTACATCCTCCTTATAAAAAGTAAGGTCATTGGCGGCTAGATCTGCCTCACTTACCTCAACAACAGATCTTCCATCACCTCCATTATTACCAATGATCTGATAATTGCCATCACCTATAGGAGATATAGTAAACGTTATCTTCTTATTGGCATTATCCTCATCCTTGGGGATAAAACCACCACCACGAGTGAATAGATCACTAATCTTTATATAATCATACTCAGCTTTGCTTTTAGACGGATAATCACCAGAGAAGATATACTCACGCTCAGCGTACTCATGACGATATTGTCTTAGATAATCCTCACCGGCACGTTTAGCGTCATCAGCGATCCTACCTAGATCACCACGACTCCATTTATGTCTTAACAAATCGTTTCTTTCCCTATACGCTCCATTATATAAAGCGGTAGCGACACCAATCGCTCTATTATCTCCAGCAAATCTATCCTCTATCGCCTTGACGTGTATATTCCTATTAGCACCAGACACAACAAGAGACATTATAGATTCAATATCATCAAGCGAGAAGGATGTTCCCATAAGATTATTTATCTTATTCAGTAGGACACTAGATTGACCTGAATCTACCGATATAGATGGCGCTTCCCCTTCAACGGGACTATTAACAACATTTATATTATCATTCAATAAAGAACTATAAGCTGACAGTTTAGCCCAATCGTTTAACGTTATATCGTTTATACCATTTATATCAAAAACCTTATCGCCATTGTTATTAATATCTCCAAGATTGAATGTGCCGAATCCATAACTAATATCTATACCTGATCCACTATCCGATCTAGCTTCTCTCTGAATTATAGTATCAATACCATCCAAAACAGCATTGCTCGCCTTATTGAATCCATCATTGATCTTATTATACTTATCTCTTTGAGTATTTAGCCCAAGAAGCTTTATATAACTATCCTTGCCATTATAATCAAGAAGCGTATTCGTAGATCCACCATTAGCCTTGAAATATGTCATGATGATCTGGTCTTTATCCATATCCTTGACCACGTTACTATTCTCAGGATCAGACGCCCATGCGTCGATCTTCTTTCTAGCGTCATCTGATAGTGATTTAACGAAATTATCCATGCCAGTAGTCACCGCCCTCTCGTTAGCTATGAACCCGTTCATGAACTCATCGCTTATATTTACGTCCTCAAGGTTAGCGCTCTTAGTAACCACGGTAGGTCCTGTCATATCATCGTCTCCACCACCATTCTCTGATTTACCCGATTTGCCAGCTCTCATCAACGCAGCTTTCTCCATAGCCAGATTATGTCTCTTTGTCTCATTGAACTTAGCCCTCTCCATCATCTGTTGATTAGCCTTGAAATAATAATCATCAACGCCCAACGTCTCATATGAGTTATTATAAGACCATCTCAATCCGACACCACGAAGGAACTGCTGCCGCACCATAAACATGCCGGCCCGCTCTGGACTGTAGTTGTCGCCGATAACGCCCTCAGCCTCCTCCACGAAATCATTTTTCTGCTTGGTGATATCCGCCAGCTCTGACTCCAACCTAGCCTTTTTGACCTTATCATTGCCAACGCCCTTTAGCTTTGCCCGTATAGATTCTTCCTTGGCACTAAAATCATCAATATACCCTTTAAGGAAATCAGAGGTACTCTGGACATTGAATAGGTCAGGATTCGTCCTAGCCATATACCTACCCTCTAGTTGCATCTGAGCTTTGCCGTTCTCTGATATGGAAGCCATGGCTATATCCCTGACTTGAGCATAGCTCATTTCATCTATATACATCTCACGCATCTCCCCCGTCCTGTTACCATTGGCATCAATCACCGGCACATTGACTTTCTTTCCCTTATTAAGGGAGATGAAGTTCTTCATCTTCTCATCAATCTCAGCGTGATAATCCGTATAAGGAGTATAATGTATAGGATTAAGACGTGTTCCTACCTGACCGTCATTCATCCATGCCACGGCATCGGCGAAAGCCTCAGCCTCGTTTATAGGACTATACATCTTAGGATTATTCAATTTCATATCCTCCATCTTCTCACTAAACGACCGGATCTCCCTAGTGCCGGCAATAGCATTCAACACACGGGTATCCAGAGCCTCTCCAAGACGAGCCTGTATACTTCTGGCTATACCATCAGAAGCCAAATTAGATTTACGATACACGTTATTCACGTCCTGTATCAATCCATTTAACCTATTCTGAAGATATTCCCTATCCTGAGGTTTTATAATGTCAGAATTGATAATATAATCAGCATACTCATTTATAGCCTGCCGATTGGTATCTATCTTCTGCTGCATGTATCCCATACCCTGCATCATGACATCCATGTTGTAGGGTGATACGTACTTGCCGTAATTCCTTAATATACTATATTGTGAAGCCATCCTTTATCCTTTCTTGCCTTTAGTTACTTCCTGAGCGGGATATAATCTCCTATAACTCAATATATCTCCTTGAGGATCAGCGATCAACTGACCATTGGGACCAATCTTAACATCCCCAAATATAGATCTTAATGTATTCATGGTCGTAGCCGTGTTCCACTTCTGCTGAATCTCGTCATTCACGCTATCGAAATACCTAGCCCAATTCTCGTCATTAATAGCTAACCCCTGCAATATCCGTTGTTGATAAGCTTGACGTTGGGCTATGTTCTTGTCGTAAGTATTCGCCCATGATTGAGAATTGACATTATCAGCCCAAGTTCTTTGAGCCACGTTACCTTGCTCTACCTCATTAATGTACTTACCTATATTGGAGCTCATGATAGCCTGTAAATTGGAAGATAAAGCCCCTCTCTGGGAATCCGGGACATTACCCATCTGATTCAATTGTGATTGGAAAGCACGATTAGCCTCAACCATATACTGATCAGCCGATCTCAACACCGGGTCCACGGTAGGAGCGTAATGTCTTTCCAGACCTTCCGTTGTCACGGCTCCCGGAGTCATCCTGAACACCTCAGGAAAGTCAAGACCACCACCTACTATATTCCTGCCTCCATTGCCGCTGTTCGACTTACCGGCACTTGTGTTGGTCTTAGGAAGTGTATTGGGATCAATCAGCTCAGGCATATCCAGTTTAACATCAGGATCCTCCACATCACCTATATCCATAGGACCGGGAGCCACCTTATGAGGGTCAAGTATAAAATCAAGACCTTCCATTCCTTTCATGGATCTCAATGCCTGCATCTTAAGCATATCCTCCCCAAGTATCTTATTAACGACATCCTTGTTCTTATCAGAGAACAGTTGGCTAAAATGGGTGATACCGGCATCGTTAAGAGCCTTATGCTGTTCCTCTGTAACAACGTCTAGACCGATCATAGGGCGAGATGTGGTAAACAAACCTAATTTATTGTCTCTCATCCTATCATGATATGCGGCTTTCTTGTCTTCCGGGTAATTACCTTGACTATCCTCACCGCCAAAGGAAACGAGCGTCGTGTAATCCCGAAGCGCCTCGGCGTTGGCGATGATCGGGTTCTCAGCCGTAGCCAAGCCCATCCAGCTACTTGTCTGACCGTAGATAGCGTCTTGCAATGCCCTAGCCCTAGCGCCCTCTGAAGCTCCCATATAAGCATCGTAAGCGACCGGATTGAATGTCTTATAATAATTCAACCTCTCATCCGTATTAATACCTCCATAAGAGCCATCAGTTCCTTGGCGTTGATAACCGAAATAGTTAGGATCATTGTTGAACCTATTCTCGATCGGGCGGAAAGTTAATTTACGACCGAACAAAGACGTGCCTCCTATCTCCATCTTCTGACGAATACCAGCCACTTTCTTAAGCAGCTCTTTCTTAGCCTCAGCTATATCCTCCTCCGTAAGACCGTATTCTTTCATAGATCTGGATATGATGTTATCTATCTCACCACCCTTAGCGAAATACGTATCCTCATCCTTCTTCATCTTCCGGTCTTCCTGCTCCTTGTATATGACATTAGCGAAGTCCGTAAATCTTCCCTCTAATCCATTAACGGTATCGTTGCTATCATTTATAGCCTTAGATAATACGGAGGCGTTTAAACGCCTTGTATTCTCGTCATCTATCTTATCGTTTTTCTTCAGCTTCTCCAGCGCCTTTTTCTGATCATCGTAAGCCGATTTAAGACCGATCTTAGCCTTATACCTATCCATTAACGTAGCATACGTATCCTTAGGCGTGGCTTTGATCCCATACGTATCTCTGATGTATTTAGCGAAATCCGGCTCTATGGTTGTGTCGTCGGTAATAACCTTCGTTCCCTGCTCCAAGGAAACGGGGGTTCCACCATCGGCGTGCTTCTGCCCCATAGCCTCCATCGGCGCCTCTCCGGGCTGCGTCACGTACTCACCCTTCTCGACCTCTACGTTGGCTTGATCTTCCATCGACTTAGGTAACGGATACAGGTACTCACCGGTAAGGCTTCCGCTATCGAACCTATTATTAGGTCCTAGATAAACACCCCCACCATCCTTGTACTGCATCTGGGATTGCCTTCTTTGTCTGGCCTCACGCTCCTGAGCTAACCTGATATTGGTACGAGTACCTTTCTCTGACGCTATCCCAGAAACCACGTTACGAGCCAACCCCATGATACCACTAATTCCTGAGGCTATGGTGGTTATCGTATTAGCTGTTTTAGCCCCAGTGGATAAATCACCATATCCCTCGCTTCTCATACGCCCTATACCACGACCCATCTGAGTGAATCTAGACCCTATATCATCAGCGCCATAGTAGGGGATGGTGGTAAAATCAAAAACATCCGTCTCGCCTGAACCGGTCTTAGACTTATCAACATCGTTAACAGTTATGTTATTAAGCGTAATACCATTGTCCTGATAATTCTCAGCTATACGCTGTAAACTACCCTTGAAGCTAGCCGGAAACACATTATCCTGATCAAAAGCATTAGCGTATTTAGTCCTCAACTGATCTGGAGTATCCAAAGAATATATCCCTAGCGGATTGACCGGCGCGGGTAATCCTTGGTTGGTATTCACCAAAGGTTCTATACCTAACCCTTGTATACCGTCCATATTACCAAGCATATACGACCCGACTTCCCCGGCCTCTTGATATTTAGGTATCTTCCTCTTGATTACGTATTTGCTCATGTCTAATTAATTTCGTTCTGACACAAAGATAATTTAAAAAAACAGAGACTCATCATTTCACAACGATGAGTCTCTCAGCAAATGCTATTATTATGTACAGAATTAAATTCTTTTTATGAATAATGATCCTATAGCCTTAACCAAATCATAGAAACCGGCAGAACTGAGACCTACAGCCACTCCATATAATAGAGCCTCCCACCATTCACTCCCTATAAGCAATGGAGACACCTTTAGTAGCCACGCTAATATACAAACCAGCATACCTATGACTACGGCGGATAGGACTTTAGCCCACTTATGGGTGTCAATATACGGCACAACCTTGGCTAGTTGGGTAGCTGACATCGTAACAAAAGCCATGATACCGGTAAAGGTAGTTAGATCAATGGTGATAGTCCCTTCTGATGGGATTACCTCTTGCGCCATCAAAGCGAACGGCGTCAATAACATAGCAAATAAAAATAACAATCTTTTCATATCTAAAACGTTTAATTACTTCGCAAATATAGCATTAATTCTGAGTTCTGCTCATACCCTTTATATTCAGCATCAACCCCGGTATCATATTAAGCACCAACTGCCTTTTCGCCTGCTCCCTACGCATACGCTCAGCTTCCGCTATCTGCGCCTCTGATTGGGGATCGTTCTTGATGTTATTAGCGATATCCTCTATAGCTTTCCTGTTGGCGCCTGATTGAGCTAGCATCTTATATAACAGGTCTTGACCCTCCTTCTCCCACCAGCTATCCATGGCAGGACGAGAAGCCAAAGAAGGATCGGCAGGGGCTACCGTCTCAGGCACGGGCTGTTGACCTCCGTCCCACGTGCCCGAATCCCGCTGCCCGAACTCGTACCTCATTGGCTCGTTTTCCGGGACACCATACCTATTAGCGAACATATCGGCGAACTCAAATCTCTTCTCGTTTCTTAATGTCGATCCAAGGGGTCTTCCGTATCCTTGATTCCATGCCACGGTAGCGTCCTTATAATTCGTGGCGTTATCAAAATCAGCCTTCGAATACATATAGTAATTATATACATTACCTTGAGCGTCCTTATCAAAGAACTTGCCTTGGTTCATGTAGTTCCAGCCTAGCCCCGGTACACGACCTTGATACTCATCCACAAGATAATCCAGTTGTTGGGTCAATGTCGGTTTCTTACCATACCTGCGCTGTAACTCTTTCTTCCTAGGACCAAGCCATTGCTGGATACCAAAGTCACCGGCGGCGCCTAGGGCTTCGGTGTCCCCTCCGGACTCGGCGGCGATGTTAGACAGGATGCCGATAGCTTGCGTTTGTGGTATACCCTTCTTTTCTGTCAGATAGTCCCATATCTCATCATACACAGCCATCTTATTATTCTCTGATCTACGAGGATCAATCACATACTTTCCAGAACCATAATCGCTCCCTGTATTTATACGACCTCCTTCAGCCTTGTCCTCCAACTTATTCTTAGACATAATAGCGTTACGAATAAGAGCATCCTTACCACTCTCTGGAGCAGGATTATAATCCTTGAAAGAGCCTCTCTCCTCAAACTTATCACCTATAGCATCTAATACCTTGGTAGCTATATTGATCGGGAACTCTTGATCATTACTATAAAAATCATATACATCGTAAACACCTAACCTCCCATCCGGACGTCTATAAATAGTAAAATTACCAAACCCTGATAATGGGGTAAGCTCACCAGCAGCTTCGGGATAAAAATCGTACTCAGAAAAAACCGTAGGCTTTCCGGATCTTACCGAATTACGATTCTTCTCAAAGATATCTACCCATTCTCTAGACTTTTTCAAAAACTCCAGCCTACCATAAGCATCATCTGTAACCGGCTTATCGGAACCATATATTTCTCGCTCCGTATCACGAATCTTCTTATCTAACCTCTTTATCTCATCCTTAGTGTCACGATTGAACATCTTCTCAATATCAATAATGACATTATCAGGAATCCTTATCTCCTTGCTATTTCCATCAAGGCTATTAGGCTGGGATAAGAATCTACCCCATAGCTGTTCGCTGTATTCATCAACATTAGCTTTGCCATTTCTTCCGTATATAAATTCCTTAACCTTATCGGGAAGACTGGCATTTGAGGCTACCACATCAGGCGTTACATTCTTATACAACCTCCTTCTTACGGCGTTACCTATGATGTCTTTTAAATACAAAGCTCTATCAGATACATCTTGTCTTACATACATAGGATCATTACCAGTAGGACCTCCTTCGGCTTTCCGCTCAATTTTCTCTCCCCATAACCCATATTTCTCCCTAGGCCATATGCCGTCTATGGCATCCATATAACCAACGGGATGCTCCCCGTCCCGACGCCGGTTCCGCCGCTCGTCCGCCGGGTACAGGGCGTTGCCCAACGGCTGCGTGATATAACCCAACCCCTTATCTTTGGATCTCGACATAGCGTCCACCACAGTCTGATATATAGGTCTTAATTTCTCAGTCAAATACAACCCCGCCTCATCAACCAGCTCGCCTATCTTCTTATTTATACCCCTAATGCTGAAATTATAATTACCCATGCCATTATTCAACGGAGACAACGCACCTCTTATCCCATTCATACCCTTAACAGCGGATCCTCCACTAAGGATATCAAACTCCGGGGATACGTTCCTTAAAGGACTATCATCCATACCCCTGAAATACATAGGACGCTCGCCTCTTACGACACGATCAAGATCCTCCTTATACAAATCCTTTATCCATGAAGGGATTTCCTCTTTCTTGTCTTTCTTAGCCATAAATCACGTTTTCTACAAAGATATACATAATCGGATGCAGGATAAAACAATAGGCGAGTACATGATCTTAATCACCTACCCGCCTACGCTTTTCAATGCATGTGATAAGCCGCTAGAGCTTTCTTAGCCGAATCCCTCGACTTGTACTTGGCTAGCCATAACTTTCCGGTCTTGTTACTAACTACTCTCCAATCACTTCCTACTTTCTTGATGCACCCCGATTTAGGGCACTTACCTGATTTACTAACAGCAGATCTCTTTTTCACCATATCATTGCGTATTAACAGTTATGCTATAATCTTGTAAGTTTATATCAACATTGACAATCTTCGAACTACCAAAATCATATACACACAAATTTAAATTTCCATATAAAACACCAGCGATAACATCGGCATAGAAAGCAACCTCATTACCATCCATAGCATTATAAAAATACAGATACATATGCTGTTTATTAATAACACAGCTTTTTATCTTGTCAAAACCTTCCTTGGTAGTATTTTTCTTAAAATCAATTCCTTCTAAAATATAGCTTGAGATATCCACTCCAGAAGAACCTATCTCCTTATAAGTTCCATCATCCATCAAGGCCTTGGTCCCTGCACCGGCCGTAGAGAAGTTGATAATCCTGTTATCTCCGTTTTGATCACTAATCGTTAAGGCTATATCCTTACTCTGATTATCAACCATATGTACTGTATATTGGGAGATAGAGGAGGTAAAAGTAAGGTCTTTGGATATATCAATAATTACATTATAAGATAACATATATCCAAATTCGACCTTTCCTCCTGTACGTAATACGGCTTGTATATTTTCGGACGAATCTTTCGTTATTATTACATCCCCAACACCGTAGGACGTAGATAACCCTAAAAGCAGGTATTGCATCGATTTGTCTACCTCGCATTTCGAAGCTATTATATCATATTGCTCCTGAGTGATGGTAGACACTTCACTAAAAGCTATATTAAATAATATATATCTAAAATCATTCTCATCATAGAAATTATCACTCAAGAAGCCTGGCTCATGAACATCTATATCCTGCCATGTGCCGTCACCACGAAGAAAGGCTGTACGCTTCTCCGCTGCGGGAGCCGGCACCAATCCCGCAGCGCCAGCCCCGGACGCCGTGGCGCCAACCATATCCTTGACCTTATCAAGTCTACTGTCTATTTGATTACCATTGTACTTACCAATAAAATCTTCCATGTCGTTTTTAATATACAAGGGAGAGGAGGCAAAATACCCTCCCCCTATAGATTAATAAATCAATAAACTTTCTCCTCATTGCTAAACCAACGAACTATCATCTTGAACCTGCTCTCAATGTCATTCACGAACCTAGCCAAGAACCAATCGCCACGAAGACGATCACGCCACCTCCGATGATAATCGACAGCCCTAGGGTCGATCTTCCGGTCAATGTCATTCACGTCCTTGATCCATACCGGGAGATTATTAGTATCGTCTTTGACCTCGTTAAAATAGTCATTTATATTTATCTTCTGATCAACCTCCGTCACCAGTATCTCACGGCTATCGTCGTTAGTTATAGGATATCTTAGGCGCTGGCTCATATCGTTCTTGTCGGCGATAACCATCCGAAGCTCACCGCTGTTGTTGGTATCATTATAGAACCATGCCTTGTTGAATCCTGTAGTCCTAAGAACTTGATAATTAACCTCATCCTGATACCTTCTGGCATCCATTCTATATTGGTAGTTCGTGAGGATCTTATTCACATACTGCTCACGTACCGGAACCTCTATAACAAACGGATATAGCTTACCGTAAAATACTTGATATGATTGATTAGTCAAACCATGCGACCATAATCCTACCTCCCTACTATCGCTAGAGTAGTTCTTACCAGACTGAAAATAATGCTGATGCTCGATATAATAATCAGGGGTGTAGGACAAATATGATTTCCACTCACCCTTCAGGCAGTTATATCCAACGGTAAAGGAGACGTCCGTGAAATGGCTGGCGTCCTGTAGCTCCACCGCCTGCCCGTTCCTGTAGAACCGGCCACCACGGAATTGGTACTCACTCGGATTCCCTACCGGTATATAATCTTTCTTGGTTATCAGAACCCTCTTGAACCGATTGTCCCAGCCCATGGATAGCCCTATACCAAAGAACTTGTTATCGATATCATAATAAGACAACTCAGCGTCCGTATCAGCGTTATATATCCGGCTACGGATGATCTTCATCTGAAGATGTTCCTTAAACCAGTTTCTAAGCCCCGGTGTGACCTCCGTAAGATCCCTGCCATTAGAATCTACCTTGAATACCTGACCACGCCTTAAATCGACCCAAAAATGCCCAAACTCACAACTGACCATATCCCGGCTCTGGGTTCCGGAATATCCTAACGTCGTATTATTATACTCGATACCACGAGAGGCGAAAAGACCACCTGTACCTAGCTCACTATTCTCCGGGGATATTCTCTCCGCCAACACGTCTATAGCGTTGTACAGCCCTACCTGATTCTCAAAGCGGGCTAATATCTGATCCGACTCTATCCCCTTCATGCTTATGAGTTTCCCAAATGAGGTCTTGAACTCATGGTAATCCATAGGCTTGTACGACAGCCAAGGATCGGTCATGCCGTTCTCCGACACGTCGGCGGTGCTCCATATGACGCCGTTGGGTCTTTGGTAGGCGCAGTCCCAAAAATTGCTATCATACGTCTCTGGTAATGACCTTCCGCCTAGCGTAAAACGATTCTTGTACACAGGACTCATCTTAAACACATTATCCCTTGATATAGGGACATTACGCTCTTGGGTCCATGATATATAATCCCCTACTTCTGGATAGAAACCCTCATAAGGCTCAGACCCAGCTATACGGAAATTACAATTAATCTCAGACTCCACTAGAAACTGAGGTATGCCGTAAAAATACAGAAAGAAACGACCACTAAGATACATATCCCCGGTCTTGCAAGCCATCTCATAAGCACTCTTACGGCTAGGGAACGAATATAGCGATCCAGTATCCGTGTCAGTCTTATTAAGATAATCCTCCCCGGTATCATAATTAACAAAATAACGTGGATACCCGATATTCCTATAGTCATAGTAAGGGAATGGTATCATATCTCCCTGACCAAACTGGGTCAAGTAAAACATAGGCATTTTTCTTTTAAGCGAGAATCTGGATATAAACACATCACCTCCAAAAACAGGTTTACGCTTACCCTCATCCATCAACCCGCAACCACCTAACGATACCCATCTGATATCCTCTATCTGCCCGTATTGAGCCGGAGAATATTTCTTTATCCTCATATAGGGGCAGGATACGAAAGATTCACGTGTCATAAAATGAGGCGTCATACCAGCCACCTCGTCGTTACGAATATTACACTCATCCTGAATACGGCTGGTATCATAACTTGAAACCAACTCCGGATATTCAAGCATATACTTATCCATACCAAATGACATGAACAACGAATGCTCACGATCGAGGTTGTTTATGACAATAGGCTTACCACCTACGGTTTCCCCCTGCGACGAGATGTCTGTTACCGGATATAACCCGCTCTTAATATATTTAGCCGTTGACAATCCACGCAGCTCCGACGCCCCTATTTTTTGGTAAAATAAATTATAATGGGCGACAGAAGTATAATAATAAGCGTAATTCCATCTAGGTCCCCTATCTATCAAGGCCGTTAACCACTGATACCTGTACTTGCCTATATCCACCACGGACTGAGCAGTGGCCTTGGCGATACCTGTAGCCAGACGGATAGCCGTCAGCGCTATGCCGACAGGGTTGGCCAAAAACATCACGCCTCCACCGACATATTGCTGTGAAGCCGACTGATATGTATACTCAGCTATAGCGGATATTAAATTAGCCATAGCCTCCACCGTAGCCAATGACGTTGCCATACTATAAGCCTTACTTCCTAATATCGTCCATTTAGGGTGATCCTCCACCTCCCTGAATATACCAGAGGATTTACCTAATTGATAACCATCAACAAGGCACTCAGTGGGAGCGTCAGGCTTGTTGAAGGCAATATCAGGGCTTAAGAATGAATACCAGATATTACCCTTCCTATTAAACGGATGCGTTATAAAATTCTCACGATTAATATCCTTATAGATATACATATCATCAGACAAATCGTTGTAAGGATAATTAGGATAAAGGTTAGCCGATCCGTCGGGATCATCGTACTTAAACATATCATAAGCCAGACCTGTACCAATAACACTCTTATCCAAGGCCCTATCTCCACGATATAGCTCGTATCCGATTATAGAGTCACGTCTAGCCTTATCTATAAGACCATTCTCTACCGCTATATCCAGAAACTCATTAACGATATCGTCATCAAGCATCACCCCCATAGGATAAATATAGGAGTCAACTCCATATTGACCGGTCAGTTGAGACGGATTACCCATAAAAGGAGCGACAGAGTTATCAGGGAACTTGTAATGACGTATAGGTTTCTGACAAAATGTGGTTGACGTATTGGGGTACTCAGCGTTATCCCCATTACCGGTGAAATAAGACTTACCCTCAACGGATTTAGGAGACCCATAGTATTTCGTCAAAGAATCTATTATATCCTTCCTCTTTGATCCTCCCGATGATATCCCGATCTTACTTGAATCATACAACTCAAAATTAGCCGGATATTTATTGGTAGACTCCCAATATCCGAAATCACCATACTGATATGGTCTGGGAGCGCAATCAGCGGGTTTATCTCCACATGAGATACATTTCGCCTCATAGGTAACAAATCTTCTTAATTTCAATTCTTTCGTGAAGAAGAATACGTATTTCACCTCCAGTGGCCGAATGCCAAAACAGAACGGGGCGGGGAAGATGGCGGTGCCGGCCGTATAGAATCCGGCAAGCTCCTTCATGTCCTGCCTCATGGCGAAACCGGTGAAGAACACGCATACCGCAGGCTCGATGCAAACATATATCTTATGGAAAGTAGTCTTGTCATCATTCCAGAACAAGTACTTTGGCATCATAAATATCTTATGATCCACGTAATTCACTATAACACCTTTCTTGGCATCATTAGCCAAAGGATTAGGAGCCACGGTACCTTCCTTGTCCGAGAAAAACGTTATACGAACCTTATTGTATGATGATGAGTCGCCGATCGGATAATTATAGTTACCCATCATCTCTATGTACATAATACCGTTATCAGGATCGGATAAACCACTTATGTATTTCTCGTAATCCAACTCCACCCATCTGGCGTATGAGGATACATGTGGATAGAACTTGAAATAAGTCAAGTTGCTTCTACCGAACCAATTGGTCTTGGCGTCAATATCATTCTGCATAGACACACGACCTTCCCAGTCAGTAGTTATACCGGTATTAAACTTAGAATTATCACCATCGCCAAAAAGACACATGGCGTTCTCGATACCAAACTGACTCTCATATTGGGGGAAATAAGCCTCCATCGTATCCATTAACTGATCAAGCATCGTCTCCGTATGCTTCTTTCCTTCCCATCCGGGATATTGATACAAATATGTGCACTTACCCAATGACCTACCCCCTTGGAATGTAGGAAGTTGAACATCGTTAATAGTAGGATTCACGTGAGGATCACCTACCGAACACCCATTAGTACATATACCCTCATCATATAACTGCCGGACATTAGACATATCCTGACACAAGACCAAGGCGGAGGAGTCTATATCAGACGGGAATTTATCCTCATCCTGACCATCCAACCATTCCTGAACCAGATCTATGATATTCTTACCTCCACTGGAATAATTATCGAAATCACACAATACAGAAAATTTCCTTTGTGACTCGGCATTACTTTGTATTAATGTAGTAGGCTCGGTCTCCGTATAATCACTAGCCAGCTTATACGTAAAATCAATCCTAGAATCCACCAAAGAGTTTTTATCCAATATAGTCCTGGTCTCTATCCTCTCAATATCATCACATCCACTAGGGAAATCGGGAGCCTTTATACCGTCTTGATCCTCCGGCAACGATATAGCAGCGCATAACTCGTCGGTAATACCTACATTAGATTCTATGATATCACACAGATTCTCTATATTATCAGCGATATAATCAATAGCATCATCTACCGTAACATCTTCCCCCATCGTGTTGATAACGAATTGAGTCTCTCCTACTGTGGCATATTCCTGCTCTACATATCTGAGTTGCTTGACATCTAGCTGATTCTTGCATTCTCCTCCAAAACCATCAAATCCCCAAGACGGGTCGTTTATGATCTTTGCCGTATTCTTAAACTGCCAAAGATGACGGCGGCTGTTCCCTGCGCACTGCGGGTTGTTCTCCAGCACCGACGCAGCCGACAGGTCGTCAGAGTTACCGTCCTCATCAACGATAACCTCCATCTCCTCCCTTGTGGCCGGACGAGGGATAAGCGGGAATCTAGCTGTCCTGTATCCCGTATTGGTAAAGAATCTTATACCCAACGGATATACCTCGTCACGCATGAAAGAGGCGTATTTAGAGCAAGCCACACCGTCTTTATACAAATTCTCCGTGGCTATAGATGTCTGCCATTTAACGAAATGACCCAAGAAATTAACGACCGGTTGAAGATTCCATTCATTCTCCACGGTCAAGCCGTATTGAAGAAGACGATTCCCGACAGACGTCATTCCTCTGGCTGTCTTATATACCGGTATTTCCTTGGATAACTTCTCCATGGTCGTACGCTCGCTATACTGATCCGTAAGATAATAGATGGTCCTTTCCGTTATCGGATGTATACCTTCTATGAAATACTCAAGAACCGGGCTTTGCTCACCATTAAACCCAACCGTGTTCTGTATAACACCTATCTTATAATGAGATACCTGCTTATCTATATTAGACACGGTAAGGCGGATACCCATGTTGGTTGACTTACCCCATAAACCATCGCGGATAACCATATCTTGACGATCGAATAACATGATTGGGTTGGTCAATGAGCAATATCCGGTCTTCTCAATCCCGAACTCATCGCACAACGCCACGCAGAACTGGTAGGTCCCGGCACGCAGGCTCCCCCCGAACTCCACGACCTCAGGCTCCACGCATGGGGCCGTCAGCAGCGGGAATACCAGTAGCTTCTCGCAAGCCAGCCTACACCTCTCTATTGGCTTATCATCCCCACACGTCTTATACCCATGATAATGATACCAAAAATCACCATCCTCATCTGGATTAAGAGCCTTGTCAACCATAACATATCGCTGGGGGTTATATCCATCAGTCCAGTATATAACCTTACCACACTTCTCATCCTTGATCTCTATATCGAAGATAGGATGATGAATGGAGAAATTAAGACAAGGATCATCGGCCCCATCCTCTATCAACACCTCCATCAAATCACATATCTCATCGAAACGACCATCCGACTCCTCAAGCCTCTCGCCAAGGATACGATGAATATCTTTCCCTGATCCCGCTAATTGATCCTCTACGGTCTTGACATAATCCAATGACCTCATGAACGTGATCTTAGAGGTATTGTTATCAGGATTCACCAGAAAGAAATAAGTGTTATCACCAGCTATATCATTCTTATACCCAATAACCTTATAGCCATCAAATCGCTTACATAAAAGGGTGCTAGGCTCGTTCTGGATCTTAAGCTGGCTTCCATCGTCACCCTCTATGGTAGCGTTCAAGGCGAAACTGTACTCAGACGGGGATAGGTCCTGTGGATGCTTATCCCTGTTCATCCCGGAGTCGGGAACCGCTATGTTAGAGTTATTTTGCACGATCTTATCTTTTTCGCAAATATAACAAATCCTGCGGATAATCACTTACACGCAGGATCTTGATAAAAACTATACCATTATGCAAAACATTCAAAATCGCACAAAAGTAAAAAAATCCTCCTAACTTTCACAAGTCAGGAGGGAGACTAGATGCTCGTGGTAAAGCACAAAAAACAAAACAATTACAAATTTTTACCCATGTAGCTTGACTGCTTGTCAGCATCCTCTACAGATATGTAAAAGAAACCGTTAGTCACGTATCTCTCATTGACATCCACAAAATCAGTAGATCCTTTATCCACTCCTTTCTTCGATCCCTCATCACACACAGCTACCAGACTATTAAAGTCATTGGAATAACCTACGACTACACCATGTATATCCCGATTTCGAGGATCGAATACGTACCTCATCTTACACCTATCGTAAGCTAACTCTAAAGAGCTTTTGCTTAACCTCTCATCTAATCCAGCACCCGCTACCAAGGCCAAAACGCTCTTTGATATGTCACTCATGGTGGTATCCTTGGCCGGAGCCTTAGGCATAGAAACGCCTTCCATGACAAAATCCAACGCCTTATCTACAAGACCATCGAAATCATCATCTCTTATATAATCCTTAAGCACCTCCAGTATATATAACCGGACATGGAGTTCATTGTTAACATCACTTAATGTAATCATAACGCTAGTTTTCGGCAAAGCTAGATTATTCCTGCGCAATAAAAGATCAAATATGTCATAAGTAAAGGACTAAAAAAATAAAAAACTCTCCTATCCTCACGGACAAGAGAGTTAACAGATATTTATATTATGAAGAAATAGCTACTCACCTATTCTTACAATACAGTCACGGGACTCCTTGTTATAGATCATCGTACCTACCTTAGAATACAAGGTCTTTATATTTTGCCAATTATCCTCGCCGTGAGCGGATACGTTAGTAGGGGCGTCACCGGTATAAACCTCCTCACCTCCTATATTGACAAAATCATATCCACGTTTTTCCATTGTCCCACCCTTATAGGCCGTAAATTTGATAGTGACATTCCCTCTTTCTCGACCGCCATACCAGTTGCCGTATATACCACATCTGATCTCAAGGGGAAGCTTATCATAATTATCCCCGTCAAGCAACGGTCCCATCTGGATCAAAGCGGCCTCATTCCCTGATTCCATATTATCGCCACCATGGATAAGATAATCACCTACCCGCTCCTGCGTGGTCTGGTTTTGTTTACTCCAACCAACCAGCTTGCCGTCCACGTCCGGGAGACCAGTGTTGTCGAAACCGGTTGCCGTGTCGAAGTCAATGCCGTCCTCGTCATCCCAGATATACCTAAGCACAAGGAAATCGAACTCAGGGATGATCACCACCGGAACCGACTCCTGCCTGCACACGAACGTCTTCTCCTCCTTGGTGCCTTCTTTTATAACCTTGTACGTAGCCTGACGTATCTCTCCAGTCTCATTGATGTCAGCGGTAACCCTAACCTCAGCAGGGCCGGTACCACTTGTCTTATCTAAATGTATCCAATCAGCCATATCATCGTATTTTGTTAAATAAGTTTAATATACTTATCAAAAGCGTTGGGCCACATACGCTCATGAGACAGCATCCTTCTCCTATTATCCTCAGCCAGTTCCCGATAATCATTTAACGTGATCATCGACATCTTAAGCTCCTTCATAGCCCTAGCGAACTTACCCGGCTCTTGTTGGGCGTATAGCTTATAAGCTTCACCAGCGCCTTGTATCAAGCCATTCACGGCAGCGTTCTCGAAGATCTTCATCTTGATATACGTCTCGACATAATCCTCAAGATAACCTAAATCCGTCTCAGGTATATATGGTAGACCATCCTCATCCTTAGGAGTAGCTCTGTATACGATATAAATAAATCCGTCAAAGCCGGTATACATAGTATTGCCGGATATAGTTATATCATAATTATCCCAAGCGTATTTATCCCGATACTTATCAGCAGCGCAATCACGCCTCAATCCACGACCTATAGATAACCTTACTGGATGATGGTAATGGAAACGAACCTCATGGGATCCGATATAAATCTTCTCCGTGATCGTCTTCTCAAACTCTTCCTTACAACACTCGGTGCAGGAGTTCCAACGAAACCCGCGCTCCGTGCGCTCAACCCAGCCGATCTCGTGTTGGAGGTCAGCCTTAGCCTTATCGCCGCCCGGAATCTCACAGACAAGAGGCTCACACCTGTAAGCGTCAAGCATGTCGAAGAAATCGGATGGTAATACTGCCTGCTTGTTACTGGTCTTGATAACCGCCTCTGACATGACAGCTATAACACCGCCGAACCTTTTTAATGCGATCTCAGCCCATCTATAAACAGACGAGGTATCTATAGCCCCGCTATCATCGTATTTATGTAAATCGGCCTTGATCTCGGCCAATAACCCCCTTATCGTCATAACAAACTCTTTTGTACAAAGATAGACAATAGTATATATCAAGCAAAAGATCCAGTCTATTCTCTCGAGCTAACTGGATCGTGTCATAGAAACAAACCTTATAGTTTGTACACCCATTTAACTCCAAATACCTTACTTTCCGATTCAACTTCCCTGTACAAGAACTTATATCTCCTTCCAGACTCCATAGCCATCCTACACTCCTTGTTTAATGCTGGAGAGATATATAAATGAAAATACTTATTCCTGGGCATAAAATCCATACACGTATGGACGTAAGAATATCCACCTGTCCCACGCCTGTTTATAGTCCCGGTAAGTTTATTCAGATATATCTTACGGTTGGGATTAATCTTATGACATAAATAACCGATGTTGTTTATATAAACCCCACCCTCATTATCAAGATACTTATCACGTATGACCTTCCATATCAAGGACTGACATTCGAGAATATCATTCTTGTCCACGATCGTATGCTTCCTCCTCTTTCCATTCTTAGACATAATAGACCTGTAGAACCGAAGAAAGTATTGATCAAGTATTTTAAACGACTTTGTTTTCATATCACAAATATAATAATTTCATCCTTATTCAAGAAATATTTGACAAGTTTTGGTGTGAGTGTAACGGTGATAAGGCCGCACTTACCGCCGCTGCACAGGCTGACGCACAGAGACTAGCGCAGGAAAAAGCCAACGCTATGGAATGCGATTGCCCCAAAACATGGAACGCTTACGCTAGTGGAAGTTTCAACGGTCAATGTTTAAGTATATCGGTAAGCTACAATAACCCATGTGGAAAATCTAAAACAGCTTCATTCGATGTGTATTATACTAGATCCGAACCGTCAGGAGATGTGGAATATTTCTCCACTACCAAGACCGTTACGATACCGACAGGATCGGGAACAGTATCCGGAGGTAGAGATTGCGTAAGTAACGCCACAAGTATGTATGTCTCTAACCCAAGTCAAGGTGGAGGATGTTAAAAACAAAAGGAGAGGTTGATTAGCCTCTCCTTTTTAGATAAATCTAAGATCTCTTTTCTTAGTATGATTAAGTATCCTACTAATATGCCTTGTACTAAAACCTGTTTTATCTTTTATCTTATCATAGATATAGCTCTTGGACACGTAAGCTGACATGTCTCCTAGATCCTTTATAATTTTATCATACATATCATGTATCTCATTATATTTTATGATTGAGCTATCTCTCATTCCTCTTTCCCCGATACCATCAACAATATCCTCAGCACCGAAGAAATTGATTATAGATCTTATTATGTTCATGCTTATTGAATTTTTTGCGTTTTCTTATTAATATCCATATCCGGATTCTCGTCCGTAGGGATCTGCAATTTGGTTATCGTCTCTCTTAACGTCTCAGATACCACATATTCCAGTAACTTATCAGGGCATATGAAATCATAATCCCATTGAGATATACATGGATCATCTTTTTCCGTTCCACATCCCCCTAGCTCTAACGCCGCTTTCCTGTCAAGGGTTATAAGATCCACGTTTATAGCCTCTATATTTATATCAGGTATATAGATATATCCATCATTGACGTAATAATAGTATTGATCTATATTACCATATTTACGTTCCTTGTTATTAGCGTATTTTCTTAACGATATAGGAGTAAATATAATATCATCCATGATGTTCGATACCTTTATAATAGCCGGTCCTATACGGGTATATATCATATCGGGAAGCCTTTTCTTGGATCTCATAAGTATCCGGCATAACTTAAACTCATCAAAGCAACAATCAACCTTCCGGACTCTCTCCATCTCCATGCAATTAATATGAGTATATAGCGATTCCTCGCCGAACAAAGTCCCATCAGCGTACTTCTGGGCTATATATGATCGAGCCTTCTGCCTACCTATGGACAATATCCATCTTCTACTGACATGAGCGTCTTTACTAATAGAGTTCATATCATTTATGATCCTAGATACAAATTCTGAATTTTTCATGCATGAAATACTAAGGAGGGGATATACCCCTCCGGTTATTACTTTTTCTTCTTAACCTTGCCCCCACATTTCAGTTGAGGTTTCTTTTTCTCGGAGACCTTGCCTCCATTAGCCATTTTCTTTTTCTTATTGCAAGCCATAACTTAATGTATTAATATTAACGATACAATATTAATGATTTTATTTAATAGATAAACAATGCGCATTGAATAAGCTAAATTCACATCGAGTCAGAAGGTATCTCTTACGCTAATGGCTTGACGCAGGCCGATAGATGCGATTGCCCGCAAGTGAAATGTAATATGAGCGTATGGGTATCCATAGATGAAACGTATTCCTCTCCTCCATGGGCTAAGTTCACCCTCCATTGGAGCGGTAATGACGCTTGCTCTAGCTTCAGTCAAGGAGGAACTGTTAGACTATATTGTTCTAATGTATCTGATAACTATTCTGCGCATACTACCATATCGGGTAAGTCGGGAAGTTGGTCTAGTACCGGTTTTTTAGCTCAGGATGTAACCCTAGTAATATATCAGGATCTTGGGATCCAGATTAATAAATAAAAAAAAGGGGAGGCTTATTTTAGCCCCTCCTTTTTATCATATATCAGGATCTTAACAATTACCAGATCCTCCCCCAGAAACACTTATGGATCCACATTGTACTCCTGAATCAAAACCTATGACACCGGTTTTTTTACCAGACCCAGTAGGTATACTTACGGTAGTACTTCCAGCCGTAACGGTTTGTCCATGATCATTCCTACCAGTAACAGTTACAGTTATTGATTTAGATGATCCACATTGATTATTGTAAGACACTTCATAGGAGCACCTTAAGGCGGATGTAGAACCAGACAGGCCATTACAAGGATCACCGCTCAGCATAGCGTTGGCGCTCCATGTTTTGGGGCAATCGCATTCCATAGCGTTGGCTTTTTCCTGCGCTAGTCTCTGTGCGTCAGCCTGTGCAGCGGCGGTAAGTGCGGCCTTATCACCGTTACACTCACACCAAGCGCCATTGTTTCCGCCAGAAACCCAGCAAGCGGAAGCCTTCGGAGCCGTACATCCTGACGGACAACCTTGCTTGGTAGCAGTAGCCTCTACATAATCATTACATACTCTTCCACTGCAACCCGCATCCGCTAATGCCTGAGCTTGAGATCTAAGACTCTCTATCTTATCGCTAGCTTGAGCGTTGGCAGAAGACGTGCTAGAAGCGCATATAGATCCAGAAGGTACACCCTGATAGGAGATCGTTACTCCACAAGGTCTATCAGATGGACAATTCCTACTAGTAGCAGATCCTCCTTGGAAACCGATCGTATTACAGCAAGCAGATCCATAGCTTAGATATTCCTCTATTCCACAATCATTTCTGTATAAAGCTACACTTTCGCCAGATCTACACTCAGCCTCTCCTATTCTACTCCAAGAATTAGGATCACAACAGCTATCACAAGAACCACCTGAACATCCACAATTGCAAGACTCATGTAACCTGTTCTCAGTCTCGTCAGAGTGACATCCAGTGCTATCAGTCCTTCTATATCTAGCCCAAACATCACCACCTGAGCAATAGTTTCCGCCATCATAGCTCCAACCACTCCAATTAGGAGGAGTGTCCTCGCAATCTCCGTTCTTATTAGCGTAAGCTTGAGCGGCGGCTCTGGTAGCTGAATTGCTTCTGAATGCCTCTTGAACCTTGTTATTGGCGTCAGCCTGAGAGACCGTTGATGTTATAGGATTTAATCCTAACGAGCTATAAGGAACTGATATAGCCACACCTTGTTTACAAGAGCCGCAATTATCCTTGTAGAAAGTAGCGCTTCCAGTACCGGTCCATACACAAGTGCCATGCTGGTTAGCGTAATCTTGTCCTTTCTGATCTAGGATCTGCTCTGCCTTGCTTCTGGCATCCGCCAAAGAAACCTTGCTGGTGATAGCCGTGCCGCCGTTGGCTTGTGTGGAGGTTACCGTTATCTTCTGACCAACCCCTCCATCGGCGCAATTGTTCCTATAGAAATCACGACTTGCCACGTAAGTCCAGGTACATCCTCCGTTCTTGTTGGCGTAATTCTGACCATCAGATCCACGAACGGCGTTCTCCGCCTTCTTATTGGCGTCAGCCAAGGAAACGGTGGAGGTGTACGGATGTCCCGGAAGCTTGCTGCTGCTTACGGATACCATGTCTCCTACGCCGCCATCAGCGCAATTGTTCTTCTGGACCTGACCGGTATAGCTTCCTGTCCACGTACAAGTACCCTTCGAGTTAGCTACGCTCTGTCCCTGAGCCGTAACAGCCGCCAATGCCTTGGCGTTAGCGTCAGCCTGAGATACACATGACTTGAACTTACCATCAGAGCTAGGAGTCGAATCCGTAACATCATTCTGAGTCACGGTAACAGAACTTCCAACTCCACCATCCGCACATTGACGGGTGAAGGCCTTAGATGCCGTACCAAACCAGAAGCATGTCTTATTACCACCAGCTATATACCGCTCTTGATTCTCAGGATCAGTATAGCAGGTATTGGTATTACGTTGATGTAATTTAGAGATACAGTCCTTACATACGGTTTCGATAGTCTCCCAAACCGGTTGCTCATCCTTAGTATGACACGTGTCATCATAGTTCTTGTTAACGAACGCCTGACCCATCCTATCGATGTAGGCCTTAGCCAAAGCGTCAGCCTCCTCTTGTGAACGGGTAGAGGTGAAGAACTGCCCCATAAGATCCGGGGTTACGGTAATAGGATCAGCGTACTGGCAAGTAGGACACTTAGGAGTGAACTCCTTACTATAATTACCGACATATATCTTCAACTCATCACAAGTACCACGATCGTTGGCTATGGCCTGACCTTGCGCCTTGACAGCGGCCTTAGCAAGCTCGTCAGCGGCGAACTGGCTCTCGTATGAGTAGAATGGACCTCCGGTTACATCGGCCTCAGTAACGGTAACTGAAGACGGGATAAGACCAGACGGACAGTTGTTCTTCTCGAATGCCTCGCTATAATGACCGGTGTACTTAGGAGCCTCATGGCAAGTACCACGCTCATCGGCGATCTTCTGGCCTTGATTCATTACAGCGGCCATAGCCACTAAATTAGCCTCATCTTGAGATACGCAAGACTGGAACGGATGACCATCTACCATGTCCTGTGTCACGGTGAACGGATCTCCTGCCTGATTAGCGCCACAATTGCTCTTCGTGAACTCGAAGCTGGCCTTACCGGTATACATAGTAGCGTTAGAGCAAGTACCCTTGGTATTAGCCAAAGCCTGCCCTTGAGCCTGTACGGCGGTCATAGCCATAGCGTCAGCGGCGGTCTGTGAGTCGTTAGACTGGAATGGGTGTCCTTCTACCATATCTTGAGTGATCGTCACTTTAGATCCTATCTTACACTCGCCACAGTTGTTTCTCGTGAACTCCAAGGAAGCACGGCCAGTGTACGTACAAAGGGCATGGATATTGGCAAGAGCCTGTCCTTGGGCGTCAACGGCGGCCTTGGCCTTGTTGTTGGCATCCTCCTGAGATACGGTAGACGTGAACGGATAACCGTCAACCATCCTATCGTTTACCGTATAAGTTCCACCAGTACCAGTACCACAATTGTTACGGGTAAACGTACGTGTATAAGTACCGGTATATACAGGAACTTTCTCACACTTACCTTTCACGTTAGCCACGTCCTGACCTTGAGCCTCAACAGCGGCCTTAGCCTTGTTATTAGCGTCCTCCTGAGACACGGTAGACCTAAAGTCTCCTGTCACCATAGTCTCGTCTACAACAACCTTAGTACCGTACTGGGTCTCATCGCAATTATTACGGGTAAATTCCTTACTGTATTTACCATGATATACGACCTTCTCCTTACATTCACCTTCAAGGTTAGCTTGTTGTTGGGCGTTAGCCTCAAGATCGGCCTTAGCCTTATTGTCAGCATCCTCCTGAGAGATAATAGAGAAGTACTTACCAGCGGCTACAACATAAGTATAAGGTTGACCGATATGGAACTCATCGCAATTGTTTCTAGTGACTGTCTTCTCCATCCTAACGTTATAGTAGACGTTAGTCTGACAATCGCCACGCTCGTTGGTGATAGCCTGACCTTGCGCCTCAACAGCATCCTGCGCCAGCTTATTGGCGGCATCCTGTGATACTGTAGAAGTGAACGGATAGCCGGTACACATCTTCTCATCCACGGTAAAGTCAACAGGCGTAGAACCTTCAGGACAATTGGTTCTCTGGAATACCTTAGAATACGATCCAGTAAATACCGGTATCTTCTCGCAATTACCCTTGATATTAGCTATATCCTGACCCTGAGCCTCTACAGCGGCTTGAGCTAAGCTATTAGCGTCTTCCTGGGAAACGATGGATCTAAAGTCTCCTGTAACCATCGTCTCATTAACAACCACTTCCGTTCCGTATTGAGTGGAGTCGCAATTGTTACGGGTAAAGGTCTTGCTAAACTTACCATAATAGATATTCTCCTTAGGCTTACACTCACCTTCCAGATTAGCTTGTTGTTGACCATTCTTTTCAATATCCTCAAGAGCCTTCCTGTCGGCGTCCTCTTGAGAGATAGAAGACACGTACTTACCCTCAGGAACGATGTAAACATATTCCTGACCATCACTGAACTTATCACAATTGTTACGGATAAAGGTTTTCCTTTGCTCCTCGTTATACCAGATGTCAGTTATACACTCACCATGTTCATTGGCGTATGCCTGACCATTTAGGGCTATATCCTCCATAGCCTTGGCATCGGCGTCTTCCTGTGAGATAAATGATTTGTAAGTCCTTTCCTCAACCGTATACAACACAACCGATCCATGTTGGTTAGCCAAACAATCGTCCTTGGTAAACGGCTGAACCATCTTGATATTATAATAAACGGGCTTGGCGTCTTGAGCTATCATATACTCCTTGACAATACTACCGTCCTTTGACGTTATACGGAACTTAGCCGTACAGATCTGACCGGTGTAATTAGCCTTGTATACGATGTTAAGCTTATTATCGCCTACCCCATGGCTCTTGTCGTTAATGGCAAAGCAATTACCCTCAACGCAATTCTTATCTATTTCCCTTGCCATATCAATTCTCCTCTATTCTCCATGAAACATCATCTCCGGCCTCTACCCTTACGATTTGAGTATCACCATCCTTATTAAGCGTCAACCTTTGCGGATCCACATTAAAGGGTGGTTCCGGTTCCTCGCCGCCATCTCCGCAAGTGCAACATACCAGTTCAATATCATACTCGGTATTGGACTTGATATCGATGACAACCTGACCGTTCTCACTAGTCACGTTATCAAAGTCATGATCAAGTATAATATAAGGTATATCATTAGGCTGTTGATTGATATTAACAACCTTGCCATTCAAGACAAACATCTCATGATGCTGCTCGTTATCCATATTCTTAGGCATAGCTATAACAAAACTAGCCTCATACAAATCAGTGGCACCGGGATCCTCAGGATCGGCATACACTATATACCTGCTATCCTCTTCCGGAACCTTCATGGATAAGCCATTCACGTTCATGGAAACTATATAAGACTTGCTCACCGAACCACCAAGAGTAAGGCAGGAGGCCTTGACCGAGGCGGAGTTAAGCTTGGCGTTGATGGTCGCCGTCCCTCCCTCCATGTCGAACATGACACTGGTAGGATCCACGCTTACCCGCTCTATACCCTTCTGGGTTATAGTAGCGAGCTTCGTAACCTTGCCTTTCTCGACCGCCACGTAAGTCTCCCTAGGCAACCTACCCATCCATCCCGGCTCTACTTTAATAGCCACCTTATCAGGGCCGGTACCGGAAATCTTGTCGTAGGACACCCATGAGGAGCCTTGCTCGACCTTAGCAAGAATATCTTTTAAATTATTCATATCATTCCGCTTGAGTTATAGTCCATTTATCACTCTTACCTACGATAATCTCCAGAATCTGCTCACCGCCCTCAGGAGGATACTCGAAGTTAGTAGGCTTAATCTCAAACACGCTGGCGCCACCACAACCAAGATCACAGATCATATCCGGCAACCATCCCTCCTCGAAAAAACGCTCTATAAGCTCCCTGACGGCCTCTGAAAAAGAATCAAGCTCCAACCTATCTGCTGGGACAGACCCTTTCTTAAGTGTCTCACCACATACCCAACCGTCACACTCGGAAGCCAAGACCGTATCATACGCTCTCTTAGCCATAGCATGAAGTATTTAAAATATTACTATTCAATGTAGTATATACGATATTAACATCAGCGAACTCATCGCCCATGCAATACCTTTTCTTGAACTTAACGGATCTACCAGAAACGACATATCCGTCATTAGGGACGATAGTACCACAATAGGTAACGCTGAGCACGTTCAACGGCTCGTATCTTAACCTGACAGCCTGAACGCCCTTGAACGAGTCACGCTGGATGGACGCCGTGGCGCCAGATACGGCAACCAGCTTCCTTACCAGAGACTCGATTACGTTATTCATGCCATCTCCGTTCCTGATATCTGCCTCAGGAAACGACTGACCATCATATATGATCTGGGAACTGTAGATACTACATTCATTCCCCGGTCTATATTCCGGCTTACATGGATTACAGTTATTCCTCATATCAAATCAATTTATTAATCATTCTCCTTAATTCAAGTATCTCAGCATCCCTGTCCCGTATAGCCTTTATCATAGCGTTAAGGACATCAGACATATCGCAGCTGGGAGATAATCCCAATGACTCCACACGTACCTTATCACCTGGGTAAATACAATCGGTACTCATGTACGTAGAGCACGGTACTTTCGTGTCGTCTACAGTAGGTCTGTATTGTTTTTTGTTGCAACCGTTCATCACCAAACCTCCTCTTCAGTTCCGCTATCCCCGCCGCTACCACCGGCGTTGACAAGCTCGTTTATAATCCTCTTCAAATCCAGAACCTCACGATGGTACAAATCTATCTGCTTATCCCTAGACGCTATAATACGCCTCAATGAGTCTACAACGACAGATATATCAGTACCTTTCTCTATACCGTCCACCACCAACTCATCACCTGAGTATAAGACGCATTTATCATATAAAACTATAGGACATCCATAGCCAACACAAGGCTCGTCCTGACAATCCCGATCGCAAGGATCACAAGGATCGTTAGAGCATTTGTTAAGAAATCTATCTATCTTAACGCCATGACAACACTCCTCGGGACGTTCCCGTGAATGATCATGACAACAACCACCTGTATTACACATATTAATAATATTAATGTTTTTAGCAAAGATACTTATTTGATTTGATAACAAGATAACATACATTATTAAACAATATAGGGAATACCCCATTTGTATCCCCTATACTCATAAACTATAATAATAAGATAGGATCAAGACTTCAATTTAAGAACAGGATTACCCCATCTATCTTTCCATTGCCTTCCCAAATCGTTTATAACGCCATTATAATCTTTTATATATCCAGCCTTAATAGCGTAAGATATATTTCTTTCTATTGATACTATCATATCCAGCTCCTCGAAGGAAGCCCTATTTCTTATTCCTTCCTCATGTACGCCAAAAACAACAAAATTTATACCCTTAGCAATTCTTGATAACGATTCCTTTAAGTTGCTTTTATCGCTTATAAGCGAAGATACGCTACTACACATCTCTATATAAGCGTCACCAGCGGCATTTCTTACCCCTACGATATTATCAACAAACCACATCACGACATCGGCGCAAACCTCAGGACTCATTTCCATAGCCACCACAAGGAAAAGATATGGATTCATATACCACATCTGTCCATCCCCCTTTCCCTTTCGGCATGCCAATCCCATTTTGTTTAAATCACTAAGATTTAGGGTCTTGTTTTGTAGGCTGATATTTATCCGCTTACATAGATCCCTGTTTTCCAGTCTACTAATTATTTCCCTACATTTCTCTTGAAAGCCATCATACTTAATAATATCATTAAGCTTCTTAGGAGATAAGCCCTTTTTAAGCCTATCATCAGACAAGACTTTCATAGCTAAAGTGATGTTAACAAAACCATTATCACTGAGCGCAGGTATAACAACGCCCATAAATCTCCTATCAGAAGATTTGATTTCAACCCGACTTTTCATAACTTTGAACAATATTTTAAATTAAACATAATACCTATCGGTTCGAGATGAATAGATAGGTATGCAAATATAAAATATATTCAACATATAAGCAAGTGTATTACAGTATATAAACTTATCACCATTGATATATATACAAAAAATGGAGGAGACATGCAATCTCCTCCAAACACTAAATCAACTATTATGGAAAACTAAACGCGCATCATCACCAATAACATTGATCCTCTTGATCAATATTCTCAATCCATTTCTCGCACTCAAGATTAAGATCAGCGTACTCCTGCCCCTCTACCATCAAAACCTCACGGGCTTTGGCGTTGGCATCCTCTACTGATATCCATGATCTAAACCTATTGGCTTTGATAGAATAATATACCCTACCTGATTTATATCCAAACGGGCATACCTTCTCAAACCAATCACCGATCGTAGTATTATAGAATACAGGGGAGCAACTACCTTCGGAGTTAGCCTTCTCCTGTCCTTCTTTCATGAACTTCCTATAAGCTAACGTATCAGCATCAATCTGGGATATATCGGATATGACGGCTCCGACTGGCAATTCATACACAATACCTTCTTTACCTGATGTCCCAGCCTCACAATCGTTCTTATAAAATAAGCCACGAAGAGGCTGTGAGGCCCAGTCCTTACAGCATGTCCCAACTGCGTTGGCCTCCCCTTGCCCGATCCGCCCAAGCTCCACCCTAGCCTTATCATTGGCATCTTTCTTGGATACGTAAGAGACAAACCTACCTTTCTCTACACATACCTGTTCCTTAGATCCCTTACCGCTTACGCAATTGTTCTTGATAAACTCATCGCATACCTGATCATTATACCATACAGCCGGTATTATGTCGGCATATGTATTGGCGTAGTCCTGACCGTTGGCCTTGATATCATCCTCAGCCTTGTTGTCAGCCTCCTCCTGCGTATCGCCAAAATAGACGTTGGCCGGGACCCGGTAGTCAACAGAGCCGCCCACGTACCCGGCAGGCGGGTTGTTTCTGGTGAACGTCCGAACTATTTCTTTATTACCGTATACCATTATGATTCACTTTGTCACAAAGATACAATTTAAAATCAAATTACAAAGGAAGAGCCTTTTTGCTTCTCAAAACCTTATATAGATAATCTCTTAATTGCTCCTCGGTAGTTATATATCCAAACTCAATCATCTTGGCTATATCAATCTCCAGCTCCATCAATTCTTTAGCCTTGGCCTCCTCGCCAACAGAGTTTCTTATCATAGTCTCATGAAGGTCATAGACAATAATATTTACGGATCTGGCCAAATCTTGTATTTTATCTCTTAGTCTTGAAGATTCAATTATTTTAGATAAAGCGGAAGACATCCTCTTGTAAGCATCACCAGCCTTATCCCTGTAATCTATAAGTTGATCATGTACAAATCTCAACACCTGAACTTCGAATCTAGGATTTATCCACATGGCAAATTTTATAAACAACAGAGGATGCATCCACACCTTATCAGGAGTTTTACCATGCTTAGTTGTCTTACCTTTTACTTTTATAACTAATTGATTATCACCAATGTCGATTTTTCTCCTATGGCTTTCATCTTCAGATAAAGCACTAATAAATTCCTTAGTTCTACCACTATTCATAAAATCATCAAGCCGTCTTCTCGTGTTATCGGGATTATCATTCCATTGCTTAAGTAAACTGTTGGCATCAAAATAACCATCACTAGTTCTTTGAAAAACGTTAAAATCACCCATTTTTCTTGTCAAAACATTTACCGTCTTCATTTTTTAATCTAATTTTGAAGTTAATAATTAATTACTTTATGTCCACTCCCTCGTGAGAGTCAGTGGACATACAAAAATAGCCAATCGAAATGATAAACACAAACCGATTGGCTATTTTTAATATCCTAAAATCAGGACATTAATTACCCATTGCAAATCTTATCCTCAATAGCGTAAAGGATTTTAGCTACAGTCTTATCGCCATTTATCTTCACGCAAGACTCACCAAGATCCCTGACATCTATAGCCTCCCTGATACGGGTAAGCTCGTCATATATCTCCTCTATCACATCAGAGATCATAACACACTCATCAGAGTCCTTATGCTTTGACCACTCTGGTAGATCACCCTCATAAGGTACGCAAGTGGACGGGGTTATATGTGAACAACTGTATTTTTTCATGCCAGTAACTTATTAACACGTTCCTTTAACAATCTTACCTCATCCGGGCATAACCCGCAATCATTATCGCATAATGACCTTTGCAGACGAATCATCTTGCCCCAATAGGATATATCGGGTTTGTCCCCGATCCTATACCTATGGTATCTCATATATCTACCCCATTGGCAGGACAGCCATTCGTCTACGGACTTACATAAATCCGTCCTATCAAGGTTTGATATAGATTGAGCGCCCATCCAGAATCTCCTTTCTCATTTCCTGTACCTCCTCGTCAGGCGGGCATCCATATGGCAGGTTCTTGATCCACTCACGGATCTTTTTCTGCATATTAAGATAAGATACACCCACGCCATCACCCTTGGTACGAACTTGCTTATATATACTAACCACGTCACGTTCCATGGTCTGCAACGGATCTTGCATAACCATACAACCAGCGGTACTTCTAGAAGCGTACTCCATATCGCTAACAGCGGTAGAAGAAGAATGATTCATCATACTTCTCTCAATCCTTTCCCTCTCGGCCCTTAACGCCTTTTCCTTACAAGTATTACAACCCACGACTAAATATTTTTATGTTTAACAATCCACGCAATTGGTAGCCATCTCAAAAAGCTCTCCGACACGATCGATAACCTCATGGGCGGCCTCTATATTATCCAGCCTGACATTCGCCTCGGCTACGGCCATAAGTGTCTCCATCTCCTGTATCTTATTTATAAGATCCTTATCCTTGTCCTCGCATAAGACATCAGTCTTAATCCATAGCCGGTCGAGACGTCTGCGTATAAGATCCGTCTTAAGATACTTGCGACTGAAGCTGTAAGTAGAAGGGCTACCTATGATCTTAATATCATATATACCGTCTGGAAGATCAAGATACTTGACATTACAATCATCGTAATTAAAGCAATTGAGACCTAGTGTTAGGCTGGTAAAGGTATTGACCTGATTCTTGCCAAGAAACAACGTAACGGGGTCGGACATGCCCGGCGTAGTGATCTCGATGATCGCCTTCCTGTCCTCCAGTAGCCCCCATTCAGACTCATCCAATACCTGCAACACCTTTGGATCACGTGTCTCTAGCACCTGAAACGACAGCCTAATATCATTCATATTAACCTTCTTGTCGTACCGGCACAAGCTATCGTCATAACGGGCTTGCATATCAAGATCCGGGATATCGGTATAATATGTCTTGACCTCATGGCCGTTAATAAACACCGATGTTATCTGGCAAACATGAGATCTAGCGACATCGAAAAACACCATCCTTACATTACCCTCGTAATCAACGCCAGATGTCGGGTATGTCAATATCTGGGTGTTATACTCACCATCGTTACGTCTGGCCACGACAGTAATAACGATAGGTTTCTCTATATCATAATCATCCATGATAATCCTTGCGGCGAACTTATCATGAATTATCTTCGGTATGATGTTTATCTGGTTCATCTTAATATCTTTTTCACAAAGATACTAATTTGATCGATAAAACAAATGAAGCTATAAGATAAGAGCATTAAGAAGATCCTGTTCGCTTAGAATTATACCGCCATTGATAGCCATAGACATAGCTAGGTAAAGACATAGGCATTTAAGATCGTATCTAAGCATTCTACCCCTAAGAGATACGATAAATTTTTTAAGGTCAGGATTATCTCCAGCCAAAGACATATAGCCGCTAAAAAGGAACGTATTGTATATAGGATCGGATGTAGATGATTTTATATCGCTGTAAGACATACCACAAATATCAACCCACAATCTTATAGATTTGACGATAATCTCCTTTACAATAGACTTATTCAACAGACATCCGAATCTAACCAAAGCCACTATATCTCCCCACTTCTGATCGGATATCTCTTTCATAACATACATCGACCCATTCAAAGGGTCTTTTACAACAGATGACAATATATTCTTACATCCAATGGAATCCGATAGCTCTTGGATATTAAACATACCATTATCGTGGTTAAATACGATGAATACATCTCCACCTCTTACGATACTAAAGCTACTCATCACGAATCCTCCACAAAAGAATTGATATCAAAACAATCATCAAAATGGCATAAATCATGCTCATACCCTTTCTTGCCATTTTCTATATCAGAGATAGACCTATCAGCTAAAGACCTTAACTCCAATAGACTTACACCTAAAAAGTCTAACGCAGCCTTAAGATACTTATACAAGGTAGAGGTTTTCATTTCTTTAAACCCCTCGTGAATCAAACGACTATTATATATATCAAAAAGGACTTTATTATTCCTTCCATCAACTCTTTCCCCATTATTTTTAAGGCTACCATCAGATTTAACCATCTTTCTTATCTTATCAGCGGATCTTGTATTTATGATATTAACCATAATCATAACCTTATAATCAACAGCGGCCCTTCTGGCCTTATTAGCTCTTCCCTTTGAGCTTACAGGAGCGTTATCACCACCACCAATATATCTGAACTTAGCCTTATTCACGAAGCATGATGGATAGACCTTACGCATATTCCACTTATAATTATAATCACCGATTGACCTCATGATCGACAACTCTCCGCCAACTACCAATGATATCATATTATAAGCCTTCTCAAAACACTTAAAAGAACCGACATGCTCATAAATGAACCGATATGTCATGCCTAGCTTAAAGTCATTATCAGATATCCTATTAAACGCAATAGCCCTATCAAAGTTGATGATAATAGCCATGATAATCTTAAGCCTAAAATAAGGAGGTATATAGATGTTGTTAGGATCAATATCCCTTGGATTAGCCGTGGTATAATCAGCGCCAGCGAAAGTATCTCTACGTTTCTTAAAATTACGAGGATATATAGGTTGTCCTTTAGACAACTTAATACAAGTACGTCCCTCAGCTACCTGCCTCTTCTCAGCCTCTGTATATACCGGGAACTCCTTTATCATAGAAGAGCATTTCCTTATATAATCCAAGTCAAAATTCATATCGTTCATATCTTATCCACTTCAAATATACGTAAAATATAGAGAATGGTAAAGAGAAAATTGAATTAATTTATCATAATACCACTGCTATTATTTCAATAATAACGTAACTAACTAAAACACAGTTGTCTATTTTGTGACATGTGATATAAGGAGCTTCGCCCCTTAAGAAGGAAATCTCATTATAAATCCTTTCTTTATTTAATTACTTACTATCTTTACCTCATAAGTTGATTAATTAAAAAGCATTAGCTAACGCTTTCTTATAATTTAAAGTATATAAGTTAATTACATTAACTTAATAATCTGTAGTAGATTGAAAATCTAAGATCTTAATAATAATGTATATCAATGATTTAGTTTAGTGTATTTTTGACACATACTTATGTTATCGATGGATCTTTGATCGACAAACTACTACCTACATCAGACGTTAATGTATTGATATGTTTACTTCTTTCCAACGCTTAAGCGTAATACGCCAAGGGGAAAAGGGAGGTGGGCTACGAGTCGCTCCGCTCCTGGCCGGCCGTGTGGGGATACCTCCTGCCCTGCCTTACGGAGCCGCCACATTTCCTTTGGTGTCAACAGAGATAGACCTCAAAGAGATATTGCCTCACCTGGTATTTACTAGATAAGGGATTTTCTTCAAGGCAGTTTCTAGTTGAGTAAAAATCTGGTCAAAGAAGTTGTCTGGTCAAAGACAAAATTTTATATTCGCGATGCGGTCGGTTGGATGAGCGGTTTAGTCGGTGGTCTGCAAAACCATATACCCCGGTTCGAATCCGGGACTGACCTCATTTTGGTTTTGGTTGATACGTGGGTAAGGATGAATGGCAAGGGATTATGGTAGATCATAATCCCTTTCTTTTTGGAGGTTCAAAATCTGACTCCCATCTAGCTATATCACTTATCCTGAAATCGTCCATCATAAAATTTCCGTTATCCATACCATCACCTCGTGTATTAATACCTAGGTTATAAGACCTAAGGGAAAGCGTATTATTGGTTTTCGTGTTAATAATAAGTATACCATTAACAAAACATCTTAATATGTCATATTCATTACTGCTTCTGACTATAGCTATATGATACCATTTGTTTGCCTCAACTCTATCAACATGCCAACCAGTTTGTTGAGCTTGAAATAAAAAATAAAAACCAGTACCTGTTAAAACTACACCAAAATAAAAAATACCATTAGGATATTCATGCTCAACCAAACAACTTGTAACAAGATTGGTTGACTTATACCAAAAGTCTATAGTAAATGGATGACCGTCATAAAACAGCTCAGGCAATAACGATTCTTTGGTGTTTATGATAGTATAAAGAAAAGGATCCGTTTTGTTATATTGGACACATTGTATTGAGCCATCGGTGATAAGATTGCCATTATTGGCTATAAAGAGATTGCCAGAGGGAGTAGGATTCCCCTCTACCTTAAAATTACCATTGAATCTCATCAAAAACCTAGTATGATCATCAATCCCCCCCCCTAGTATATTCAATCATTCTTCGTCTCATAAAACCTTCATCTTTTTTAGTAAATATATTAAGCCCAATAATATCAACAACACGCTAATTGATGTGACAGCTATTGGCCATCTTGATTCTTTCTTGTCATCTACATCCTTATGTTCGATGTCTGTCTTCTTATCAATATCCTCAATACCGGTGATCGTCTTATCAACGCCAAGGGAATCGGTCGTCACCGTGCTATCCCGCCGGCCGATGACGATATGAGCGTCCGTCTGGGAGGACACGGGTCGCTCCCCAGTGGATGGATCCACCTCCTTCGTAGTATCGAATTTCCTCTCAGTTATGACAATATCAGCATTAAGATCAGATGTCCTGATCTCTACGATCTTCCGGTCCATGACCTCATCTATCATCGTCTCTATCCTGCTGATCAACCGGCTATCAATAGACGTTTCGCTAACCTGCCTCCTGCTTCCGCAAGAGGACAGGAATAGCGACAGACCTAAACAAACAATCGCCCTAAGACTTATCCTTAATCTCATCATCGGCAATTCTCCTTATATCGTCAAACGTCTCATCAGGTATGTTCTTGGAGAAGCTAAACATCTTGAACACGTTTATTCTCTTGAACACAGCCTTGAATACCTTCACCAAATAAGCGTCAGCGAAAGCATCCCCTATCGTATTCAGGAAAAGCATCACATATCCAACAAGGGCTATATACACCCCATATTTGGTAACGGTAAGTATCATGCTAGCCTCCTCCTCGATCGGGTATAACGTCTTATATATAACACATAATGTCATTACTATAAAACAAGACAAAGCGAACTCCTTAAGAATATCAGTAAACCTGACCTCCCTAAGCCATCTCTTGAAACTAAACCTCCTCCTACGGCTTCTACGGAGCTTCCAGCCCCTTACGCTTTGCGCTAACCTAGCCAAAAAATTCGCTATTAATACTATAAGTAATACGGTCAATAAATGATGCACTGGCTGGAAGTAAGCCCAGCAAGAGGCACCATACGCAAGCGCTATATTCCATAAAGCCCCCACTCGCTCTATCATGTCTTTGTCTTTCATTTTATACCCTATACGCAAAGTTAACCACTATACCGTTAAGTACCTAAAACACCACGGCGTGTATACCGTTCCTCGTATCAAGGCTGTCAAAATGTAACCAACCCACCTTCCCTTCAAGCCGGAAAGGATATGGTAACATATCTTGATGATCCAAGATCAAGCCTCTAGCCTGTTCCGCCGTCATTGACTTGACATCGAAATCCCCAGCCTTACCCAACACATGAGCGGATAGATAAACATCTTTCTTATCCTTAACTATCTGGCAGATGTTGCATCTAAGACCACGTTGGGAAAACTGCCCCTGCTTGTCCCAATTATTACAATACATAGGCTGTTTGATTATATCCCTCCGTAATATAAGAAGATTATGGAGAAACGTAGTATCAAGAAACTGCCACGATCTATCCTTCCACTTATTGTATGTATGAGGACACACCAATTCAACTATATCAAAATAAGAACCTAATTCTTTTATAATATCATTCCTATCCATATCATCCATTTTTAAAATAATGTAAAATAACAATACCACGATAACCTGATCCTCCTCGACCGCTCGTAGCCCCACTATTAGAAGCTTTAGAGGCTCCTCCTCCACCACCTCCATAATAAGTGGCATTACCTCCATTTTTGCCATTAATAATAACACCCTCAATATCCTCGACTCCAGCTCCATCACCTCCCCCGTGATTTCCGCCTTTCCCTCCGGATAAAAAGCCCATATTCCATCCTCTTGTATAAGCCCCCGATCCACCACCAGCGCCCATAGGATAAGGATATCGGTCAGGATATTTGTTGTTAAAAACATATGATCCATCTTGCCCTGGATTTCCCGGGGAAGGATCATGGCCATCCCCTTTAACTCCATATCCGCCTCTTCCACCTTTACCGGCGATAGCCTGATATGTATCGAATACACTATCCTGACCTACATCTCCAACAACCACCCTATATGTAACACCTGGATTTACGGATATAGTCCTAGTCAGTACATCACCTCCGTTACCGCCACTCCCGGCATTATATATATCGGAAGATTCTCCATTAAGACCTCCGGCGACCAACGCGAACTCAACCTCATAACACCCATCAGGGACCGCCCAATATCCATTATCCTGAGGAGATAGCTCCTCGAATACCTCTACTATCTTCACCTTGGGTAGCATCCTTCTTCTCATCATAAAGCAAACAGGATTTTACCCCCCCCCATTTATATTTTAAAATACTAATATTAAGCATATTATTCCGGTTTTATCGTCCATTTCTGGGCGTAATTATTTTTTAATACATATATTTTCTCCATAGGCGTAGCGGGAGATCCGTTGGACTGGCCTTTCACGAATCCCTCGGGGGCCTGCTCCGTGCCGGAAGGACGCTGGTTTTCGGTTGGATAAATAGCATTATACATGCTTACCGAAAGACTATAGAACTGGTTCCTCTTCCCATCCTTAGCCACGGATGTCATAGTAATCTGATCCCATCCTACAACAAGGTCGTAGAAAGAGTTCACGAAATCATCTGATCTTTTTTGGCTATGAGTGGATGCATTCACGTTAAACCATGTAATAGCCCTCATCTCATAAATATAATCCGGAAGCTTATCCATTCTAAGACTATTGCTATTAGCTGCAATGAAACTAGTAAGATGCTCCAATCCCCTTCCAGACATATTATCATCATTCCAACCCGTCCTCCTTTCTCCACTTACCCAGTCATCTAAAAAAGAAAAATCATTAATGTTAGGATTTATCTTATCTACCTCGAAAGAAGGAAGGGTGTTTATATCAAAATAATTCCACATATCAGAAGGACCAGGATGCATTCTCAACGAAGTTAATTTAGGAAGATCATTAAACTCCTTTATATACCTATCCAAATAACATGAAGACAATTCAAGGGTTTGAAGATTTTTCATATTCTTTATATTCCTTATCCCGCTAGATTCTATATCCCTAAGATCAAGCATATTAAACATACTTAAATAATACACCTCAGTCTTACTAGTTATAGCCTCAGGCATTTTAGTCATTCTTTGTCCTACATTTGAAAGCTCTATATAAATTAATTTATTAGATCTCGACAATTTATCTACCGGTATGCCATCATTAGCATACATCGTATGCGATACGACCAAAAATTCAAGACCTGGAATATCTACGATCGGGAAAGCCGTCATCTTACAAACTTGAATATTGGCATAATAAATATCACAAGTAAAATCTATCGACACAGCCCGTTGTACGTCCTTCCTCCCATCAGCGTAAGCATGATTATCCACAGGTACGTATTGCGATCCATCCTCCTTCCTGAACCACCACGTAGTATTTGGATTTTTCCTGTGTTGTATTGCCAAAGAACGGAATATAATACGATAATTATCCTGCCCTTGAACCTTGGTCATAGGAAACTGTTCCTTTATTCCATCCCCCCAATCCACATTAGCCATACCGGGTTTTATGGATCTAAACTCAACAAACGTATTAAAAGGATTATCAACGACAGGATCGGGTACATAATTATAATCATCGGTATAATAATTTCTAAGTGCCCTGTCCCATGTAGTGAACCACACGAACTTATTTGATGAAGCCTCATATTTATATAATGTCTTAGCCATTACCTATCTTGTTAAAATATTCTACAATAATATTCCTGTCTAATCCCATAGAATCACATAAATACTCCCCTTCAGGTTGACCCCCAAACGATAATACCTTATCCGTATCATGAGCTAAAACATCTCCATTGCCTACAAAGGTACGCCCATCGTCAAATACGATAAGCTTATATGGCTTATATGACCTCGTGTCAATATCAGAAGATCGTATTGACCTTAACACCGAAGCCTCTGGCGCCATACTAAACCTCCATCCATAATTATTCATAAGCACATAAACCATCTCCATAGGAGTCGATGGAGAGCCATTAGACTGACCCTTTATAAAACCAGAAGGTGCCTGTAATACGCCACTAGGCCTTTTATCAACAGGATTGGCAGCCAAATACATACTTAGATACAATCCATAAAACTGATTCCTTTTGCCATCGGAAGCAGAGGAAGACATAGTGAGATAATCAAACCCCATCACCTTCTCATATAATGTTGATATAAACGTATCACATCGACTTTGGGTTGACAAGGAGATAGGCATATAAAAACTACTCATAGATCTCATCTCATATATATAATCCGGTAGATTACTTACATCTATATTACTATAGCCATATGAGGCAGTAAGGCTAGTGATATTTTCCAGCCCCTTGCCGATCATATACGGATGCCAGCTCACGACAGACCCATACCATCTGTTTATATGATCGAAGGTCCTTAAGCTAGGATTTATCTTATCCACCTCATCCATAGCCGGGCATGTATTAGGGTCAAACGATGACATGGCCACTCCCTGGGATATATATAATTCTTTTAGCTTGCTAAAAGACAGCCATTCCCTTGGATATACCCTAACCCTGCAACCTGCCAAAGATAATGTTACAAGATTAGGCCACATAGAGGGGAATTTCCTTATATTAGAAGACTCCGTATCATTAAAATCAGCCGTTCGACTTAAATTAATGCCTTTTAACTTAGTCAACCTATCCCAATCGTCTGGTATGGATGTCAATATCCCTACACCTAATTCATTAAGTGTTATATACTCTATATTTACCGATCTACGTATCCTATCTTTAGGAATATCGGTTATATTCCCATCGCCGGTAATGGATAAGATTAAGTTGATAATACTTGGGGCGTCTAATATCGGAAATCCTACCATCATTATCCTTGCTGTTTGAACGTATGTAATATCATTCGTAAAAGTCATGGTAATGACCCGCTCTTTATCTAGCCCATCAGCGTAAGCATGATTAGGCGCAGGGATATACTCACTCCCATCTTCCTTATAAAACCACCATGGATGGCTATCCGGATTCTTACGATAACTTATATCCCTTCTCCTGAACATCAACCTATATCGCCCGTATATGGATTCGCTCCTATCCTTCACGAAAGGGAATTGCTCTTTATTTCCGTCACCCCAATCGACCTCGCACATGCCGGGGATCTTGGAATAAAACTGTATACTCTCATTGTAATTATTAACATTCAATATAGGATCAGGCACGTCATCAGTAGTATCATTCCTATCAACGCCCCTAAAAGCATATTTGCCTTTAGTAAAAAAGGTTATAGACCCTTTATTCGTATCCTTACATATCAACTTCATATCTCTCCCTCCTCTATTCTCCTGAAATACTCGACAACCGGTGAGCTGTCCAATCCCAGATCGTTACAGATATCTATAGCCTCGTATTTATCGGCGAAATTATACTTACTCATATTATCATCCAACACGTCTCCGCTGAACACGGATACATGGCCGTCCTTTACGCCAAGAACGAACGGGGTAATCCTAGCCTTCCCCGCCCGCCGTGCCCTCGTAAGGGCAGCCTTAGAAGCTGGGGCAGGCGCCAAGATCCACGTCTGCCCGTAGTTGTTGGTAAGCACATACACCTTCTCCATAGGCGTCTTAGGATTACCGTTACTAACGCCCTTGACAAACCCATCAGGAGCCTGATAAACGCCAGATGGTCTCTTATTGGTAGGAATTACGGCAGCATATAAATCTAAGGTAAGTTTATAAAACTGATTCCTGTTACCGTCAGAAGCCGTCTGTGACATCGTTATATAACTCCACGACATTATCTTATCATAAAATGTATTTACGAATGTATCAGCCCTCTCCTGCGTATTTATAAATCTACCATCATTCAAAGTCCATATCCTAAATTCCCTTACCTCATACAACCAATCCGGAAGATCATCTACCGGCACCGTGCCTGAATTACAATACGTGCCCTGAATCTTATTCAACTTACCTCCTACCAGATCTTGTTTCCATGAGCTACCACCACCCATAAAGGTAACTCTTACCTTATCATCTCCAACCTTATCCACCTCATCAAATACAGGTATATTATCCCGATCGCTTATAATGCTTATACCTTTTGCTGGAATAGAATTAAAAGCCGGATCATAAGAAGGAATGTTACACCAATTGAAGTTAAAATCAGTAAGATTCTCCCATTCCGAGAATCTTCTCCAATTAGAATCAGGATCATCCCCGAAGTTAAAAACGCTATTGCATCCGAAATACCTCAGGTTTTTCATATTTAAAAAACCTTCCGGCCAATTACTCCATACGCCAGGATGAATAAAAGATCCCATACTTATATTACGAAGATTAACGCTCTTGCTTATCCTGTCATATGGGATATCCCCATTTTTTAAAACGGATCTAGTCGTATACAAATGAGATATATCAGGAAGATTAACTATAGGGAACTCATGAAGGACAATACCATCCATATTAAATTCCCTATCAATTACGTTAGAGAACCTCATCGTAACCTCTCTACGCCTGATATCGCTATACTTATGTGGGGGAACCGGTATGTATTGTGAGCCATCCTCTTTCTTATACCACCATACGGTATCATCCGGATTCTTCTTATACTCAATGTCAAGAGACCTGAATACAATCCTATAAAAACCATCAGATACCTTAACTAAAGGATATTGATCCTTTGTCCCGTCCCCCCAATCAACGTCCACGAATCCCGGTTTAGATGTCGAGAACCTAAGATTGCGATTAAAAGCATCCGCTGATATTATCGGATCGGGTATATAATCAGCGCCCTTACCATCATAACAAGGGAACCTGTCCTCATTTACTATAAACGTGACATAGGACGCTACCGTGTCGTATCCTGCTAAAAAAGCCATACCATTAATTTATTGAGGTTATATCATAAGACACCCATTCCTTATACCCGTTAACCATCTCATATACCTTGTTGATGGTCTTGCATACGACAGCGAATCCAATATCCACGTTAGGGAACTTCTCGTTAAGCTCATCAATAGTAAGTTCCCTGACAATACTCTCATCCCACTTCCTCATCTCCTTTACCTCCATAAGGATCGGTTTTCCGGTTACGCCTACGCTCATCACCCATTCTCCCTCACGGTTGGAATCAGCCAGATCCGGAAAGATCGTAACGCCAAAAAGATCGGAGAGGGTGAAGGTCTCGCCGGTACGGGTAAAGGACGCCGCCGCCCCAGGCGTAAGGACCACCTCGTTCACGGCCAACAGGCTCGTAAGTTTCTTGGCTCCTCCTGATACCGTGGCGTTAAACACGACAGTAACATTACCGGTAGCGCTATTAACGAACTTAATCTCATCCTTATCGCTATTTATAGCTTGTAAACGTGATCCAGATACGATATTCACGATCTCATAATTCTTGTCATAAGTGCTTTGCAACGTGACATTACCATATCTTGTATCAATCAACGTAATCCACTTAGCCTTACCGCCGACTATCTCCACAAGCTTATAAAACACGTCATTGCCGTCAGCGTCAACCCATCTAGCTATAGCACCCGGAGCGAAATTAGTCACCTCCCGATCTTGGGTATAACTTATAGTGCTTTCCGTAGGCTTATTAGCCAAAGTAACATAAAGGCATTGCTCTACGTCGGCTTCCATCTTAACTATCCCAGCTCCATCGTAATAATAATCAGGTACATTTTTCTCTCGTATCAACAAGATAGTACCTTCCTTAAGCTTATCAGCATTGGTAGGATCATCCACAAAAGACTTCATCTGGATATAGGTGTCAAAGATGATCGACGTACTCTTATCCTCTATCTTCTGATTGATATCATCAACGATATCATTAATCTCATCTTTAGTATAATAAGGAGATAGATCAACCTTCGGACCTTCCTGTTCTAAAGCTTTATTCCCATCCCACCAATAATCAGGCACGTCCTGTTCCCTGATCCAGAAACTATCCCCCACACGGAGCTTAGCCGTGTTATCCGGGGCCGACAGCCACTCATTCATGGCATCGACCGTATCAAAGATATACGCCGTGTTCTTGCCCTCAGCTATACGTCTTACGACAGCCAACTCGCTCTCGACATCGCTAAGTCTTTCCTTTATATTATTGATCTCCCGCTCCAGCTTATCATAATTATCCTCCTGATCTATAGCATCGCCTATAGACATATAGACCTCATTGGTGAGCTTATTATAAGTAATACGGGCTACTTTCTCGTAAGATGTCTTATACGACCCAGCTCCTTTATGGGTATTACATACAAAATCATATGTATTCTGATATACTACAGATCCACCGGTATTTATAAAATTATATCCATCTTGGCTCATCGTACCTCCCTTGTATCCGACAAGCTCAAAAGAGCATTTACCCGTACCTTTAGACCCAAACCATGTAGCGTAGGCCATGAAATACGTCTCTTCAGGTAGGATATCATAATACTTAGCCCTTAAATCCTTAACCGACATCCAAACACATTCCTTACCGGAACCGGTATTATCACCACCCCATTTAAGAACTTCTCTAACAGAGCTATCTCCATTTCCGGGGCCAGACCAACCTACAGCAAGATTATCTATGGTGGGAACATTAGAATTAAGGGCTTCCGTCATCGTATCCAAGTCCCTTCCGGAACTTGACTCCCATAAATACCTGAAAGTGACATAATCGACATCCCCGATCTTAATGCCTCCGGTATTGCTGGGATATGTCTTTGTGACTAACTCATAATACCATTTACCATCACGAAAAGTAACCCTTATCCGCTCTACCTGCTTGGGGGATATGGAGACATAAGATCCTCCCACGGAGATATTATCACCATCATCCGCCCTAGAGGTACCGTCCTTTGGATCCTCGGGATCTATGGGGGTGTAGATCGTAGCCTGCTTATCTCCGGTGTTGATAATAACTATATAATAGCTATCCCCGTCAAGACCCTCGTCATGAGCCATGGTGACAAAACCTTGCTCGCTATCCGGTCTCCATTCAACGACAACCATATGCTTGTCCATAGGTATACCGGAAACGCTGTTAACGTAGTTGGTTGACGACATAAAAATAGCATGGTCATCATAAGCCTCATCCACACGCTGATGTTTCGTGGCCAGACCATCAAGACGTGATATCTCAATGGGGTCGATAACCTCAACCCCATTATAATCATACCACTTATATCCGATCATCGTATTCTCACGACGATATTTTCTCTTTCTTATGACCTGACCTCCGGCTAAAGCGTCAATCATAAAATAATCATTACATACTTTTACCATAGCTAGAGAATTAACAGGTTTGACATAAACAAGCCACGATAGTAGCGCCATCAGGAATGGAGGTCAGTGTCGTACCTACCGGGTAGGTCGGGGAGGATGACTCCAGCACCATCACCGACATCCGCTCAACGACCATATTATTATCCATCAACCGACTTCCCTCCACATAGAACCGGCCATCGGCTACCTCATAGCACTCGCGCACCGGGACCATATGTCTTTGGCTTTTATCCGCATAATCACAGATCGTGACCTTAGCCCCCTCTGGAATAGAGTTAAGCTCATCTCCAGCATGATAATCAGGGTGATCGGAATACACGACATACAATATGGACTTAATGTCCTGTAACGCCGGATTGACCGTCCTGAATCCCTTTAAATGGATCTTATGACCACCAACCTCATAGCAGTCATCTACCTCCATGATATTAAGGTCACAACTTATTACCGTCCAACCACTAACCGTATCTTGGGTAGGGGTGGTGTTTGTAGGATGATCAGGATCGGTTGACTCCACGATCTTATAATCAAATTCTCGGACATTAAGCTTATAGTCAATAATTTCCTGACGCCTGATCTTGACCGTACCTTTACCGGTATCGTAGCATGTCTCTACCGTATCCAAGACCCGGTTCTCCATATCAGGCATCTCACACTCAACCCTACTCCATTTATCAATCATAGAGGAGTTAATATCACCTACCTCATATTTATCGTCTTCTGACTGCGTAACCTCGTAGAAATGATAATACTCATATCCTAAAGAGTTATATATAATGATATTATGGATCTTAACCCGTTTATCGTTCTCCGTAACATAACACTGATCATAGTAAGATACATGCCTGTCACGAAGGTTCTCAAGCTCGCAAGGAGATCTCTTCCATCCAAAAGGGATCTCATCATATTCCTGATCTATTAAGATAGTGCCGTCCTCGCTCTCACGTACAATATACTTGGCTTTCCTATCACCTAGATCACCGTCATAAGAGACAACCTTATCCACCTCGATACGCTGTCCTTTGAAGAGATAACACTCACGATATACTTGAACGTTTCTATCCTCCATGTCCGTGAAATCACATGGAACCAAAGAGAAACCCTCGGGGAGGGTAGCTAGGCCGGCCCCCGGGACGAAGCTGGCGTCATCCGACTCAAGGACCTCGAAACGGATGTATCTGGCCTTTATCTTGGAGTCATAGGAAACCAGTCTACGAAGCTTGACATGACCGTTACCTCCATCGTAGCATTCAACGTAAGACCTAATATCACGCTCTTCCATATCGTCGAAATCGCAGACAGTCCTTACCCACGTATCTGGCAAGGAAATGAAGCTGGCGCCCTCAGGCTGTGACGGATCGGTAGTCTCCAGGACTTTATAACTCTTATCCCTAACCCCTATATTCCCGTCCCATGACGTGAGAACCTCCAGCTTCACCTTACCGGCCGGTGTCTTATAACATTCTACAGTTACCTCAATATCCCGGTCCTCCATATCCGTGAAGTCACAAACAACCTCAACCCAGTCATCACTTATACTGGTAATGAACTTACCTACCGGGTTCTCAGGATCGGTACTTTGCTTGATGCGATACCATTCCTTTCTGGTACCCATCTCATAATCAAATATCTTATATCCCTCTATCTGTACCCTTCCGGTTCCGGTATCAAAGCATTTAAGAACCGGTATTATCTCCCTTTGAGTCATGTCCGGGAAATCACATACTATACGATTCCATGTGTCGGGGATAGCGTCATACTCCGTACCGATAGGATTGCTATCGTCAGTCGTATTCACCACCTCATAATGGGATACCTCCGGGTTCAGACGGGGGTCAACTGACTCTACGCCCTCGATCTGGACCTTACCTCCTTCCGTGGCATAACATTTACTTACGAATATCAACTCCCGATCGGTCATTTCGGCTATACTGCAATCTATAGCCACCCACCCATCAGGAATCTTATCAAACTCACTGCCGATAGGAATATCGATATCAGATGAGTTGATGATAAATATCTTCTCGGCCAGTATCTCTCCCTTATTATTCATATAGGTATGGATACGAGCCTCTACCTGACCACCCGGCGTGCGATAGCATTGGTTGACGATCGACACACGGGCGTCCTTAATGTTAATGAACTGATAGTCCTTTCTAGGGACATCGCTTACAAGTCTCTTTACTCCTTTATCATCGAAGTACACGTAACACCCGTCATTCCTCATCATGACCGGATACGTCTTTCCGTCTATTACAACCCCTGAGAAGTCGTCTGGCGGAACGGAGAAACCCATGCTTCCGAATATAGAAGCCAGTCTCTTTAAATACTCATTAATAGCGGACATATTATATCGTTTAATTATTCACCTCAAAGATATATATAATTATTTTTGAACGTAATTAAAAACATAAGATGTATGAGAAGAAGAATGTTCTTTAACAAAAAAGCCAACAACACGATATTGTTATTTCATTTTAACAATGATTTCAAATATATCGGAAAGAACGTAGGTCCTGTCACATGGGGGGGGGGATCATATGTCTCAGGAAAATTTGATCAAGCCGCTAAATTCGACAGCGCCCCTATAATATTCGACCAATCACAATGGTTCTGGGATATTATATCCGAAGGGAACTATACCATAGAACTATGGTATTATTGTACGAATAAAAGTTCAAAACAAGGATTTATAACATCTGATATAGCAGGAAGCCCTACAGGATTTGCCTTCTATATAGGGTATGATAATATCATATATGGAAATTTCGACAATTATGAAAGCGTAAGCTCTTCTGTCTTAGAGATAGGATGGAATCACATAGCATTATCATCTAATAACAAATCATGTGGATTATATATTAATGGTATAAATAAATTTAACAAGAAAAAAAACATATCAAAACAAGACTACGATATATGTATAGGAGGAAGAACAGGGTCTAGCGATAATATGACAGGCGGTATTATAGACGAGATGAGAATATCAAACATACCTAGATACACGACAAACTTCACTCCTCCATCACAACCATTTATTATAGATTAAAAAAGGGGAGAGAATTGAATCTCTCCCCTTTAGGAAATATATGAACGCAAAAAAGGTTCTTTATTTCGGCTCGGTTACGATGGCCGGACCAAGACCAGCGGCAGCACCGATCATATTGATCATCTCCTGAACACCCTCATGAGCGCCATAGCGTACACGTAAGATCAGGTTAACCGGATCATCGGCGATAACCTTTCCGAATCCCTGAGCGTATCTATGAGGATTGAGCGTAATCTGGAAGTCAACGTACTGAGCCGTTTGCTCTACACGGCTATATTCGTTCATGAACGTCCGCCCCATGAAATCCTGATGTTTCGGGAATCCATTGAAGTGAGCGTACCCCTTAAGCTCATCATCCATCATATTGCCTCCTACGTGAGTACGCGGGGCTTTGCTGGACAGTCTCTCGAAATGAAGCTGATCCCACCAGATAGGAGATCCCTCATCCAAAGAATCGGGATAACCGCCGCTAGCGCCAACGATCTCAACGCTATCCTCGATATAAGTCATTTGATCCATCAAGCACTCTGACGGAGATAATAACATTTCCTTGCCACGGAAACGGATACCGCACTTGCAGTTACTACCAAGCTCTTGTGCTGATTCCAATTTCTTCCACATCCGGTTACGGTAAGACGCCGGAGCCTCGCTGGTGAAGAATCCCTCAAATACCTTGTCGCACTCATCGCACAACATATTGGTATATACCTCTGTCTGGAAGCTATGCTGGCAAGCCGCAGGAGTGCCGTAATCAGTGATCTCCAGTTCCGGGAAAGCCTGTTGAATTTCCTCCAAAGCACTGTTTCCGCACTCGTCATCCGGTATAGTGATATAATACTTTTCTGTAGATACCTTGCAAGAACCACAAGCTGACCAAGAAGCGGTACGAACCGTAGGATTCTCACACATATCAGATGTCTTAGCAACGTAATAGATGATAGCCGTAGGATTAGCTTCCACAAAAGCAGAAATCTCATCACTCGTCAATTTCTTAGAAGTGGCCGCAATATACAAACCCGATCCCTTGATCTGGCTCATCTTATTAACCGTATCAGCTACCACGTTAGGTAAAGATTCTACCGTAGTAGACATATCAACACCATCATCCTCCAACGAAACGGAATACAGGTATCCACCCTTAACCTCAGTATAACTAGGCGGGCATTCCTCGCATCCTTTCATGATAGAGATAAGACGTTGAGTATAGTCAGCAGGTTTAGCCCCTTTCTTCATAACCTTATAACGTGACATGCTGCCGTTGATGCTCTCACGAACGATCTTCAACCCCGGATATTGGGCGCGAACCTCAGCCAAGGCCAGATCATCACCAGTATCACATACCTCCATACAATAGAAGTTGACATCTTCCGTATCAGGTTCGGTAGCCTCGTTGGTGCATCTTGTAACAGGAGTAATATCGATATAATCAGATAACTTGCCACCACCTGCGATAGGTTGGTTCTTCATCCGCTCGATACACTTCAATACGGCGGGTAACAAATCAACCTCCTCGCAAGGATCACATTCCTCGCATTGATTAGGGGTATTGTCGCAATCATCCAAAAGGATAGCGTCATTGATCTCAACACGACCTTCCTCGTAGCCAAGAAGCTCGAAAGCCCTGCCGGCGAGAATCAAGCGGATAACGATACGGTCGCCCTTGGAAACGGAGAAAGCCGTGTCGTCAGAGACACCATTGTATCCCAAGATAACGTCATCGACATAAGCGTGATCCTTCTTCGGCCAAGAAGCGTAAATCTCGGTGATCTCATTCAACGAGAACAATGGCGTGGAAAAATCCTTGTCATATATAGAACGGGAAGCCGCTTGTTCATTACGACCGATACGGATCTCATAACGCTTGTCGTTACGAGGCTTACCGGTAAAATCAATCACGGCCTTACAACCGTTCTCGGAAGTATCTTTAGTATCGTAAATACCGATCTGTCCTTCCTTCAATAAGATGGAATCAACATCCACCATCTTAGCGTGTGGGGATACGAAAAGTACCCGGTCTTGCGGTCTGTGCAACATATTATCAATATTTTAGTTTAAAAATCATTTACCTAACGCAAACATAATAATAAAGACGATCACGACAATAAAGTACAGCCATGAATATATAAATATTAATACGGATTACATTTTTTGTAAAGCTACTCTATTAAAACAAATCCATATTCATTTATAATATTATCAACATCATTAGATGACAATGAAAACCACTCTCCTGAAATCCTCTTGTTGGAAAACTTATCATGCAAACATCTCTCTATATCACCTTTTACACAAGCTATGATACTTAACCTTGGATTAGCGCATCTTAAATCTCTCTCTCTCTTCTTTACATTAAACGTCTTACCTATTTTAATATCCTTACTTAAACCATCGACAGCCAAATAGGTGAATATATTACAATCATGATCATCATCTACATCATTTACCAATATATCAATTATATCATCGACAGATTCGAATATACCCATTTTTATAAACTTGCATATATCTTTTTGAATACAAACAATCCTTTCCGATTCTTGCTTGGTGTATAAAAACTTATCACATTCACCGGTAACAGTCTTATTTATAGCAAAAATTATTCTCTCAATATCATCAGAACTAAAAAATGAAGACAGATATCTATACATATCACTATACTCGTTTCCTCCCCTTATATATATAATAGCGTCATTGCTTATATCTGATCTTCCAAACATTTTTATACATTCATTATATATAGATGGATGTAATTCCATGGCGACCATCATCCATATCTCTTTAGCACACATAACCAACCTATTCGATCCTCTACCGGTAGATTTATACACCCCAAGCGATTTTAATGTCTTGACAAGAGATGTGTTGTTTACGTCATTAATAAAACTTGATAAAGATATACCTCTTATATATTTGTCTTTTATAACATAATATATACGCTCAGAGCTATTCCTATTGGATAAAATTCCCTCTATCCTCTTATCACTCCATCCTTCTACGATCCTCTTTCTTAAATAAGCCTCTTGCAAGTCAGTCAAAGACATAAATGATGTTTCCTCATCACATCTAATAGGTACACCGAATAAAATTTTACTACTTGAAATCATATCATAATATTTTACACAATTAAATATTATGCAAATATAGAAATAAAAAAGCAAAAAACACACATGCCATGAAATAAAAAAAAGACCCGCCTATTTCTAGACAGGTCTTTATATCAAACTAACGGTGTTTATTTAAAAGAAGCCACATTATCCTTATCCATACGATATCTATTCAATTCATTCTCGTTAAGGTTGAATTGCTTGGCGACCATATCCAGAATCTCCTCCACAAGATAATCGGGCAGCTCAGGGTCGATGTCCGTCGACTGGATACCGGCGGCGTTGATATACCCCGACAGGTCCACCCTGACAGGACGGCGGTAATACGTCATCTTAACCTCCTCGGTACGGAAGCCTGACTCGTAGACCACGACCTTCCCGTCCCCTATGGAGTAGAATGTCTCACGGTAGTCGTAAGAAGGACGGTTATTCTCGTCTCCAAGAAGCTCATGGATATTCTCGTTCTTAGCCTCCCACATAACGAAATCAGTGGCCTCACACCCTTTGTACGAGAAAACTCCTTTTATGTTAGAGAACCATAGATAGTCGTCAGGTAAGTTAAAGGACGTAGACTCAGGGTCATCTATCCTACCCGCATTATCCAACGACATCCAATAAACAAGAAGGCTTTGGATGGAGCGTATAGTCTCGTCATCCTTCCTATTTAGATAGTACTTAACCAACCGGTCTTGGGCCTCGTTGAACAACAGCACGAACCTTCCCGGATCCAGCTTAATCCCGCCATTGGCCAGATTCTGCTCGTTCTTCTGCAAAGACCTTAGATACGCTTCTTGGATCGTCATAATTATTCCTCCTTAACCTTATCACCTTCCTCTACGTCATCCTTCTTCTTAATATCCTTAACCTTCTTGGTCTTGGACTTATCATCGATATTAGACATAGATATGATCTCCTCATACTCATCCAATACATTAGCCTTTATGTTAATAAAGTCTTTCTTGGTAGCCAAGAACTCAGCGGATGTCCGAACGTCAGGTCCTATGATCTGGCCATTATATTGTAATCCGGATGGAGTCATATTGATACGACCATTTCGTTGAAGGACGTTTACGATACGGTAAAACTCAAGAACTTCCTTGAAATCACCTTCCAATGACCGATCCCAGATATCAAGCAGATAATCGACATTGGTCTTCTTCTCATTCATCCAGTTTGATAGAGATCCTGTATAATACTCATCCTCCGTGAAATCCGGGCGAGTTACGATACCGATGTAAAGAAGAAGATCGATGACAGCCTGACGATCGTCGCCGCCTTTCTTAAGGGCGCTGATAAACTTATAGCTGATGTTCATCTTATTGATCTCACGCTGCTGAACGAAATCCTTCATATTGTCTTTCTCCACGAAACAGAACATGGAGTTCATGAAGACAGGATCGCCATCCATTTCCTGAGGAGTCAACATGCCGGAAAATACAGCCAGATATAAATAAAATAGATCTACGGTATTAGCCGTATTATAAACCTTACCCATGAAGATCTTATCCTTAGCGTCATCCCAAAATTCTAAATTGGTTTGAGATAGATCCATCTGCGACATTTCCTCGAAAGGCTTCATGATATTATCTACCCGCTGTTTGACGAGCTTATCGATCTCATTCTTGTCAAGACCATTATAGCATCTTGATCTTGGATAAAAACCGGTGTTATAGGCCTTGGAGAAATCATCCCAAGGGCAACATACGTGAGTGGCGTTCTCCGGGAACGGAGCTTTAGCTATATTAGCGTCCTGAAACGCCTGAGGAGCGCTTCCATCGTGTTTACCTACAACCTCATATAAGGTATCTGACATGATATTGAAACCGTTTACCTCGGCCAATACCTTCCTTGATTTTAAAATTTCTTTCATTTTCCTTTTTGCGTTACTTAAAAAAAGAGGAGAGGAATATCCTCCCCTCTAAAAACCAAATTACATATGAAAAAACTTAGCCGAAGTAGTTCGGTTGAAGCTCGATAATCAAGAACTTGCTATTATCCATAACCCAAGCCGCTGAAGCTGAGTGGCACCAGAATTGCTCTTTCATGCCCGGCAAGGATGATACGATCTCATTACCGTTGGCTTTGTGCGCCCAACGACCGTATTCATAACCCCACCACATGCTTACGCCTTCTGGCTTGATATAGAATACGTTGTTATTCATATTACCTAACTTAGCGTTAGCCGTATTAGGAATAGCGGAATACGCGTTAGTTGATCCAGCGTCAGTGATATTCTCAATAATACAAGAATAAGAGGATCTAGGATACATACCATTCACTAACTCACTACGATCTGTCATGTCGGCGTAATCCAAAGAAGGATCATGCTCGAACTCAACATTACCGATGCCCGGGATGAAAGCTCCCTTAACCTGAACAGGACCTAAGATCATGGCGTCGTTAGTACCGGAAATAGGATTAGAAGGCAACATCCTATCGCTTCCCATACCCCAGCTTAAGTTCTGCAAGGTAGTGAAGAACGATTCCCTAATCAACTTCTCTAAGTTAATCATAGCCATAGCTCCTACCTTGAACTTAATCTTACGTTCCGTAATAGGAAGATCCTGACGGCCACGGAAAATATAAGCTGCGGCAGCCATAAGCGTGTCCTTAGTAATACCCATCGGGCGGCTATAGTAGATAGTGTAACCACGGCGAAGCTGACGATAGATACCTTCATTCAAATGGATAGGACCATTTTGATCCATGATAATACCACCTTCTTGCCACATCAACTGTCTTGCCTCCAACTTAACCAACTCAGCCATACAGAACACCTCCAACGTAGAGGCTACCTTAGCCGTACGCAAATCAAGTCTACCATTAACAGTCTTACCGATAATAGCCAGATCAGGAATATTACCCTCATACTCACTTCTCATGGCATTCATACGACGAAGGGCGGTCTCCACAAACTCTGAAGTGCTGTTCTGGGCGGCCTGCATGGACTTCATACCAGCATACATAGTCGTCTCTCCCTCAACACCACGGTGGTTTCCTAAACGGAACTCACAGGTCATGGAACCGGCTTTGTCAGCTCCAGATACCTTAGAGAACTGAGTACTGTACTCACCAAGAGCATGACCGATCTTCCAATAACGGATACCAGGACGTAATTTCTCTTTAGGGAAGTATTTAGCCTTACCACCGATAACACGACACCAATAACGTGTCAAGTCGCCTTCTGTCTTAGACGGAATCTCACCTGAGATAAGGATATTACAGCCGTTAGCGGCATCGTAGGTAATAACATCATAAGCCGTAAACTCAGATGTGTTCAAAACGATATCAAACAAGCTACCATCAATACCAGGTTTCAGGTGATGACCTGAAGTATCCTCTGCTGTAACGACAGCGAATGTCTTTGTAACAGGAAGATCATAACGGAAAGAAGCTCCAATACCGTTAACGGAGATCGTAGCGCCGTTATTAATCATACCCATATACATCGGTACAGGATAATTAGCGATATTAGAGAACAGATTCAAAAGACCCAGATGATTCTTGTCAGGATCCTCATAATACCAGCTCGCCAATGAGCCTAAGTTATGCTCTACAAGCGAAGTCTTATAGTTCTTGGCATCGGTAAAGGCAATAACGTTATCGCCATTCACGGTAGCCGGAAAACTTTTTGTCAAAAATGGATTCATTTCTATTTATTTTTAATGTTATACACTCTTTGATCCACTTAGATCAAGGAAGTTAGCTTCTATAGTATCATTATCGATATTATTCTTATTTTGCTTTCCTCCCTTATTGCCAGAAAGAAGAGTGATGGTCTTCTTATTGACCTCCATCTTAACCTTGTTAGTCTTCTGTTTAAGGAACTCGTCCTTATTCATCAAGAACAAAGCCAGATCAGCGGCCATGTCCGGATTCTTGATAGCCTCCGAATAAGCTTTATCTATAGCCGTATGGCCTTGATTGTCTATCGGCTTGGTAACGAAATCGACAGCCTTACCTATCATCGTGTCGGTCAACTGGAACCCTGAGCTTATAGATGTCTTAAGACCTTTCTTATAAATCTTCATCTGCTCAATCAACTCCTGTTTCCTTTTCTCGGATTTTTTCTTCTCCTCCTCGATAAGGTTATCCATCTCCTTTTTCAGGATATCATGGAACTTATTGGCCTTGGACTCGATAAACTCATCGCCTTTACCAATCATCATTTCCATATTATCCTTTATCTCGTCTTCCGGCATACCCAGCATCTTATAATAATGCTGGATAACCGCAAGCTGATCATTTTTATTACTCATATCAAGGTTATCCAACGGAGCCTGAATACTCTGATATTGGCTTAATAGTTGGCCAACGTTACCACCGGCCTTATCCACCTCTATCATCTTCTTCATGAAATCAGACATAGAACCGGTATCAACCTTATCCTTCAACAACTCATCAGCCTTATCCTTGATCAATCCCTCCACTATATCGAGTAAATCATCCTCTTTAGTGATAGTAGAAAGATCGACCGGTTTATCATCTACCATAATATCAAGGTTGTCAATACTATCGATAATACCTCTAGCGGCCATCTTCTCCAAAAAAGATTTTCCGTTAAATACTGATACTACATTATTATCAGTACCTCCTTCGCCAAGGGAATCAGGGTTTGGGGTGGTAGCATCGCCGCCCTTATCCCCGCCACCGTCAGCCGCTCCGCCGTCGGCAGGCTCTTCCTTGGAATCACCTATAGGATTACCATCCTTATCATATTTACCCTCGATATTATTCTTATCGCCATCACCGTCACCACGGTAAAAAAGTTCCTCGACACTCATGGTCTTAAAACCTTTAGCGAAATCACCCATGTCATTCATACAATTTCCTTTTTTGCTTTTTACAAAAGTATTATTAATCCAATTACCAATTAAATCAAACCAATTATAGTATATGACAGAATTTTACGCCAAAATGATTACAGATTTTGTAAAAATATTTACAAAACTTGTAATCAATTCTTGTTTATTATCGACGTAAACCTATCTGTATCAGAACGTTTGTTTCTAGCGTCTATCTCCTTTTCTTTTAATTCCAACTTCTTTTTCTCTATCTCCTCACGAGATCTTCGCTCAGCCTCGGCGTTAGCCTGTCTGGTTCTCATCTCCTCTTCCTTGATATCAAGATCCCTTTCCTTTAAAGCCCTATCAGCCATAGCCTCGACATAATCCATGCCTTCAGAGTTGTTCTCGGTCCTAGCCGCTTGACCGGCGGCCATTATGCTCTTACCCCTTAAGTCGAAGTTGCCCTTGATATAAGCCAGCTCCTTATCCTTCTCATGCTCATCATTACGAGCCTGTTGATCGGCCTCAGCTTGCTGCTGGACAAGTCGCTGTTGATTCTGGTATTCTTCCTGCCTTACACGATCGGCGTAAGATCTAGCGTCCCTTCCGATCTGATTCATCTCAGCCGTTGAGTTGGCGCTCATCATCCTAGTGATATCAAGTAAGTCATTACCTAACGTATTTGTCTGTAATATATATTGTTTCAAATTCTCCAACTCCAGACGTTTCTTGGAGTTAGAGACAGCCATAACATTAAGATGACGTAACGACAAGCTATTATCCGTAAGACTGATGTAAGCCAAGGAAAGATCGCTGTTTCTGTACATCACGGTCCAATCGTATCCTTCCTTCTGACATACTTGAGCCACGGCTAGATGAATATCCAATGTCCGTTTCTTGAAGTCATCGAAATCATTAAAGTAAGTCTGGGTCTGTAGCATAGTAGCGTTAACCCCCTGTTTTACGCCCGTAGAACTCTCGTATCTAGTTGACTGACCCATTGCCTGCTCGGATATTCCTATCATCCTATAAGCCATCATATAGGCGTAAGACGCCATTTCCATACGGGATCTTATCTGATCCGTATTAGTAAGATCATATACACCAAACTGATTATATATGCTACTCATCTGCGGATTCTGGTAAGGATTATTCGTATCATTGCCACCTACGCCCATAAACGAGACGGACTTCACGATCTGCATGAAAGTAGCTAAAGCACCCTTCTTGTCCATCATATCCTTATATTCAGTAGGCAAGAATCCAAGGTCGCCTAAGAAGAACTTACCGATCTCCTTCTCGGCGTTATTGTATAGCTGATTCATAGCAAGGTTATACATCATCTGAAACGGCTGTATGCGATCAGCGAGACTAGCCCCTATAAATCCCGAAACCGGAATGACATAATCATACAGACTGCTGTCACCATGTATCTGATGAGGTATTGGATCCCCACCGATATATATAGGCTTATCCATTAAATTACCTCCGGTGATCTTAACGCCAAACCTAACCTCAGGTACATACTCCAAGATATAGGTGTTCACCTCAGGATCACCAACGGCTTCGGCCATAACCCTCTTCACTTTCTTGATACCATTCTTCTCCAAGAACTCCGGGAGAAGCTCATCTGTCACAAGCTCCTGATCCACCATTCCGGTCTCCGTCATGTAAGTTATTAAGAATATCGGTTTCATGGATACCCAATATCCCTCCATAACCCTAAAAAGGCGAGAGTCTATCTCATATCTCTTGCCATCGGCCATTCCGGAGTTGAAATATCCAAAGGGATGGAAGCGGGGCAAGAAGCGGGGCTGGGTGTGCTCCTCCCCGTCCGGCCCGAAGGTGTGGTACTCACCCATCGGAACGCCGTAGTAATCCTCAGCGGCGACTATAGATTCATAGTCATGGTATCCCTTCCATGGGACAACCTCATTCTCGTACATACTGGTAATAGACGGTTTCTTTTTCTTCCAGTCATACCTAGCACCGTCATTAGATACCCATCCCTCATAATCATCGTCACCTCCCATAATCCGACGCTTGTCCTTGGCTGTCATCTTATGGCCGTATCTTGATATCAGCTCAACACCCTCGTAATAATGAATACGGCCCACATAAGATCCGTATTGCGGGTATTTCACGTCAGGATGGAATACCTCCATCGGACTCCATACCTCCGGACGATAGTAGTCGAAGCCAACGAAATGATTCCGGAACATCTTTCCGCTAAGAAGACGATCCCGGAAATTCTCCCTGTCAAGCTCATCCATATAAAACCGGCTACGGTCAGCCTCGATCGTATGATCCCCCCATACCGCCGCCTGCGTCTTCCATCTTGTACTCATGAACCTCTGGATATCATCAGGGGTCATAGACGCCTTGGCCTGTTGTATTTGCTGAACATAAGCCTGACGTTCCTCCTCGGAGTTGAACTCATTATACGTCGGATCAAGTCCTGCCTCCACAAGACGCTGATTAACGATAATATCCCACTGTTCTTGTATATGACGATGAAGTAAGTTTGACATCGTATCCTCATACTCACTTATAGCCATATCCCCTACCTCGTTAACAGTATACTTATCCTGTAGGTTTGTAAGCCATCCCTCAAAAGCGTTTACGATACCACCTATGATATCATAATGCTTCAAGAAAGAAGGGATTCTTATATCACTCCTTAGCTTCTGCACGTTCCTTAGCTGAGGGATGACATCCGCCATCTCCATAAAAGATAACTTACCATCCGCCATCAGATAATAGTCACGGTACATCTGGTTGCGATCATACTGTTTCAACCCTATCGTCTCAAGAGCGTCCATACAATCCTCCTTCCATTTCCTGTTCTTTTTCTTCGTGGAAATAGCCTGAGGAGGTAATCCTAATAACGCTCCTTTTGCTGGAAACGAATGATCTCTATTAAACACTTCCATGATTATTCAATTTTATTTACAACAAAGATAGGCGTTTAATTGACATTCATTTACCTAAAAGCTCCTATAGATACCGATCCAAAGGCAGAGGCATATACCTCATGGTGTTTATAAGCGTCTTCCTTGCGGGCATTATTCATCTCCTCGATCTTCGATTTAGGCATGTAATTGTTATCGTCAAAATATCTGGCGAGAACCAACGCATGCCCGAAGGCTATTATCCTATCGACGTTCAATCCGGGCTTATACTGTATTATCTCATCCAATAGGGCTATATCATCGATCAGCTCAATACCCTTGACAGTTATATCAAGACCAGTCTGATCATCATAACCGACAACGAAATCCTGCCAGCAATAATCCACCACGCAGGAGAAGAGCAGGTTCTGGTTGCCGGGGGTCGGGTATAGCCCCAGCTTGCTGTTCTGCCGGGAGCCGGCCTTCACATACTTATTGGCTATAGCCTCACCAGCGAATAAGAAGAAAGATGCCGGCATACCGCTCTTCCGATTAAGATACTGCTCATACATCTGGTCAGCGTTCTCCATAAGACATATAGCACCATATCCTTTCTGAAGCACCTCGCACGTACGGCAAAACTGATCTATGGATGATGGACGAGATACATAAGAGGCAACTATTCTATAGGCATAAGGATCTCGAATACCAACACGTCTCTTGAATACATAAAAAGCACCTAATGAGGGCGTATCCGACTTAGCCTGTTTGTAGGGGTCGCAATTGTGAACAGATATATTCCTTAATAAATAATTATTCGTATCACATTCAAAATTATACACAGGACCGGTATACTTTTCTTTAGTTATAGATGATATCCTGACATATATATACTTATTATCATTACTAATAAATATACCTGTGGAAGGACTTTTTCTTGTGCTGGTATCCATACATACTTTAGACAATTTAGATATATAATCAGGAGTTAATGTCTCAACCAACTTCCTGAAATACACAGTATAGTTATGGCCTATCCTTAAATGATAACATGATCTTTGAGATTTAACCTTATTGCCATCTATATATTCAGCCCTATTTTTTTTCATTATGGATATACCTCCAACTACTCCAAGAGATAACAATATATCCTGTATACCCTCAAGAAGATCCATACTGACACTTACGAAATCCATGCCCGAATAATTGCGAAAATCATTATGGATAGATCCATCCGTATCCAGATATCCATGAATTAAACTAACCTTCATGCTAAACGGGAGGTATTTAGCAAATTCAGGAATATATTTACCATAACAATATTTACCAAAATTATTAACAAGCCACTCGCTTAGATAAACATGCTTAAAATTTAATTCCCAATTACCCTTCCTGCATCTCTCCGAAGGCTTAATACCAAAAAGATTATCTATAACCTTGTAATACCTATCCCTCTCTTCTGGATAGTCAAAACAAATAGCCATCTGTACACGACACTGCTTATCAATCCATCCATTCCCTAGCCACATCCCGACAAACCACCAAAAATCATCAGAAAGCATATAATCCCTAAATCCCGGAATATCCATCCTTTCTTCGGCATACATATTTGGAATCCTTGTCCACTGTCCCTCTTTTATATCCTTGACAGGTATGTAATCAAACTTGAATAAATCTTCCCTAACCCTTCTCCCTACGGTCTTATGATCAGAAACAAAAATAGGATGATCAGAAGTAAATCTATTTATTCTTACGCCATTATACATCTTTATCGAATAAAGATCCTCTTCGACCATATTTCTGACAAGTCTCTTGCGTATCCTAACATTATCCCCTTCATTATTAACCAAGAAATCATCATAGTCAACATCCTCTACATTCTTATATCCATCAGGGGTCAACACCCTTTCTCCGGGAGGCATACATCCTGCTACATAAATAAAGTCATCAAACCTATTGGATTGAGGCATCTCGAATATCTGGACAGGAGCGTCAATAACACCACCGCTAAACGGAAAACCAGCCAATTGCTTATTCGATTTAGTAGTACCAAGTTTATTCCCCGATTCAAGAAAAACATCACACAGCATGCCGCTATATTGCCCTGACTCAAGAAGATCATTCTTATGCTTGATAGCGTACTCGACCGGAAATAGGTTCTGGGATGAGCTTAAAAAACAGTCATCGATCGTAAATGGATAGAACATAGTATGAGAAGTGTACGCAACCCTATCTTTTGTAGATAGTTTCTTCCGTTCCTCATTAAGTTTATTGGTACTAGCATCGAAATCAGTAGCGTCGATCTTGATCTTATTAAGCTTCTTGTCATCAGGCTTACCAAGATAATCGCCCAATCCTATAGTTCTCTTAACACCGGAGTTAGCCATCTGACCGGGAACGAACATCGCCCATTTCCGTTCTTTCCATGTTTTCCCTTTCATGGCTCTACGATTTAAAATATCCCAGTCCATAACCAGAAGATTGTAGGTCTCAGGATCAGAAAACATTTCTTGAGCGTCCTTGGATAATTCTACCTCACCACCAGTACCAGCCAAGATAGGGCTAAGACGCCAGCCGTAAGGAGTATCGTAGGAAGGCATAGCGGCAGTGTACGGCTTCTTGATAGGTCCCTTACCAACCTCGTCGAAAATAGCCGTAGCCGGTGTCAAACCAGCCGTCTTCTGCGTGGAGGTCTTCCTACCCATGTTGATGTTGGCTATAGAGATAATGGCATGGATATCACGTACGCCATTGGACATCCTCTTGCCTAATGTAACGCCCGAACTCCAGTCGGTCTTGGTCCTGTTGATCCTGAAAAAAGGATGAACATGATCAAGACCATACTCACAATACTCACCTATATTAGATAAATCGCTATCGCTGAAACCTACCACGGAATGGCTAAGCCCGATCGTCATGGTAGCGTTCATCTGGAGAAGTGATGACATGATGGTCGTATTATGGGATACGACAAAATTGGTAGTAAGAAACTGATGAGATTTATTATCTACCTCAATACAAGTAGCCTTATACTTCCCGTAATAATCTATATCGGATATCCTAAGTCTGTTATGGGTCTTGGATATATACATATCATCGCCATCCATGACGCAATAATATCCCATAGACCAGAATATTCTTCTTACGAAGGATATAATATACTCACTTTTGTAAACGACCTTAAAACGATCGTCACCAGTACTTATGCCGCAAGCTATCTTCATGAATGAGCTTATAAACAACTCTTTCTGTTTTTTGGATGAATAAATAATATCATCCATCTCCTTATTGCTTAACTCGAAGATCCTGTCGGTAGATCCACAAAGGAAAGAGGCGGTCAGAGACCCAAGGAGATGGGGCGACATCAGCCACCGCCGCTCGGGGAAATCCACGGCCTCCCCTATGTCTATGGTCATCTTCTGGAAGTCAGAGTGGATGATACCCATGGTGCTCATGACTTTATAATCACCATGATATTTAACCTTCCACTGATGTTGACCGCAACATACTATACTGCGCCCGTCCTCAAACGTAACCTTATACATATCAACGAATCCTTGAGGATATACGCCTACTATAGTCGTAAGCTTACCATCATCGCCATATATGATATCCCCGATATCAGCGAACCCTATCTTCTTAGGTCCATAAGGAGTATATATCAGCTCCGAGTCCAGAAGGGCCTTTCCAAAACGACGGGTACCGAACATCCCCAGCCCTTTCTTCTCCTGACGGGCACGTTGGTACATCTCAGCGAAAAACCATTCATTATCACGTAACCGGCTGATAGCAGGAACACGCTCCCCATTTGGAAGATCTTGAAATACGGGAAAGAAATTAACATGCCAATAAAGCCATGGCGGGATGAACGTACCGTTGATAGTCACCCCGTTCTTGACCTTATAAGCCTCCTCCGTGAAGAACTGCTTAACATCATCATCTTGATCCTCCCAGCCAAACAAATCGTTCCACACTGGAGGATTCTTCATGTTTACATAAAATTCTGGACTCGTGCTTAAACTCATGATCGCATATTTTTTAATACGGATTCTATACCACCGGAAACCTGTCCCTTACGTTCCTTCTTCTGGACATTGCTTACACTCCTGTATACATCCATAATCCCACTCTTCTCCATATACGAGTCATTCCATACGTTGATCTTATCGATCAGCTTGGATATGAAATCGAACGCCCTAGCCATATCCTCAGGCTTCTCCTTATCCCATGGATGCTTGGCGATATACGTCTTGGCGTCATCCACGGCCTTGGATATGACCTCAAGATTATCATTAACCCGATCGACGTCCTTACTCGTCGGCTTTCGTCTTCCCTGTGGCATTGGATTTCATGTCCTTAAACTCGTTATACTGTTTCATAAGAAGCTCATAAGATTGAACAACCCCGATCTTACTTACTTCCGTCACGCTCATGTCATGGAACATATCCTCAAGCTCCTTGTCAGCATATCTCAGACGTTCCTTATCATCATAAAACACGAATCCAGACGTTCTGTCTTCTATAATGCTCTTGGCGGTGGACGCATATGTAGTATCTAAATCCAGATCCATACCGAAGCTGGTAGCCAACTGGATTATGAACATCAACCTAGAATTGACTTTTACAGCCTCTATATTCAACATCTGTATCTTATGGGTCATCTCATGAAGAACGACAAAATCCTCCTCTTTTATCAACGAAGATGATTTAAGGGCTATCTTCTTAGTCCTATCTTCAATATCGCTATACAGACGCTTGCTCTCACGTTTTATGGCTATCCAATGCCTTATATGGGTATCCGCCTCTTCTTTAAGATAATCTCTAATCTCTGTTTTTATATCTTTATCTTCCATATTACGCATTATAATCATTGTTGTTTAACTCAATCTCATCACTGATGCTTTGGTCTATAGACCTCAATAAATCCCTGGTACTAACATCCCGCAAGAAGCGTACGTTACCACCATTAGCCTTAGCAACTCTCCTTAAAGCGGAGTAAAGTATATCACCCAATGAATATTCAGGTAACTCACGGCATCCGACTTCCATGACAATAAGGGCATGGATACGATCATCTATCTTACTTCTTACGGGACTTCGCATAGTATTTACTTATAAGCTTCCCCTATAATACGTAGCGGGAAATGTTTGAAATTACGTTCAGGATCATCCTTCGTATAACCCATAAGAGATAGATGTTTCTCAAAATGACCTTCCGTATATTTTGAGGTATCTAACGTCATCCTAAATATAGTTCTATTCTCATTGTCAGGATGTTTGTTATATGACACGTCTCCCATACATCCACATCCAAGATGATGCTCCTTGACATGGAAACCATCTTTATGGGTAATAAATAACACGATTTCTATCTTATCACCTATTTTCTGATCAAAAATATTTAGATAAAACTCGCTCTCGTCATCCGTCAGTCCTATATCAAAGGCATCATTAGGACATTCGATGTTAAAATCGTTATGATCGGCGGTTATCACCTCCATAGCATTCCATTTAGCTTTCTCTCCTTCCACGAACTTCAACGGGCATACCTCGGTCTTCATCCAAGCCTTCTCCTTGATAAAACAACCACACAACGAACATGCCTGTCTTCCCATCAATCTTTGAAGCAATACCTTAGCTGGTAACTTAAAGAAAGCTATATTAGAAGAGTTATTAGGACATTTCTTGCATAAATCAAGACGATTCTTGTACCACTCCGGATAATCCTTCTCATCCTTAGGAATCCTACCCAATAAACTGTCTTCCCAAGCCTGGGCTATTACTTGGGCTTTACCAATTGTTTGCACGATAATTATTTTTTAAACTGTTTTTGTTGAAAATCCTGTAATTGTTCCCATGTCATTCCATACCGACATTGATACATGGCCTCATGGTTATCACGTATAAGAGGATCTCCGTTCTTCAACCCCTCCATATCCTCTATCGCATTAATCTTCTTATCCAGACAATCAAGCTCAATAGGCATCCTTTCATCCGGATAACGATTACCTTCCTTGACAAATATCCGACGTATCTTATCACGTCTTACACGCATCTCACGGAGATTGCAGATAACGTATCCGATAAACGGGATCCTGATAGATATATTATCGGTATATCTGGAGAGATGATGAATATAAGATACGGATGCTTTCATGCACCACTCGACCTGTTGCTTGGTATATTTTCCTCCAGATCTTCTCACCACCTCATCGACAATATCCCTGTCGAACGAAATAAGACTCCTATCCATCGATGTTAAGCTTATTTCTCTTGAATACGAATCCCATTACACGGGTGTCATCACCCTCCCCGTCAAGAATAAAATAGTTACGTAAGCTTCTCATCTCAATAGACAGCTCACGGGTACGGAAGTTCCCGTTCTTCTTGTCCACCAGAAAACCCCCACGTTTAAGCTCGTTGTTCAGGACAGCGACGTAAGATTCCTTCTGTCCATGACAATCCATGTACTTAGCCCTGGTATCATCCGAGTATCCGTAGTTGATGTAGAAAGAAAGTAAGTTTATCGTCCTTTCAGTAATCAAGCTCCTACCCTTGGAGTCCAGATAGCCGTTGTATATCCTTAAGAACTGCTGGATCATATCCAACCTAGTATCGTAAGGCAATGCGAATACGAAAGCTTTCCTTTGCTCAGCCATATGAAATTAGTTTTCGACAAAAATACTTTAAAAAAATATTATTGTCAACAAAATATGATATAATCAGTGTAATATATGCTGACTAACATGTATTTACGATAATCCAAAGGGAAAAGCTGGTGGGATAGGACGAACGAAGCCATGTATGTCTACGGCAGGCTACGATGGCGAGGACAGTGAAGTTCAAGTACGCTACGCGCGTGGGCGGCGGGGGACAGCCTTATCCTGCCTCACGGGATGCGACCGCTCCCTTTTTCTTTTTGGCTTGTTGACCTCCTATCCTGCCGTCATCGTCCAAGGATATAGCCCAAGGCATCCAAAGGAAAAAGGTTGGTGGGAGACGTACAGGGACAGCTAAGGTAAGGCTACCGCCGTTATCCCGGATCGTGCCGTCGGGACTACGTTATTGACATGGACGGCGGTAGAGTTATGTTAGCCTGCCGGAGCGTGAGCGACCGCACAAGACCTCGCTTTTTCTTCTTTGGCTTATGCTCCACCCGATCCCCCTACCGGGGTACCGGCTTCCGGTATAGGATACGGCTTCTACCAGGTTTAGCCTGCGGTATCCTGCCTAACGGCATCATACCTTGGCGGTAAAAAGCAATGTTTTATTAAATAGAGACTTTAAGTGGAGTACACAGGAACTCGACGTCAGGAGAGGTTCTGTGTACGGATAGAGATATTAGAAAGTAGTATATGTTTATAGAGTTAATTATATTTAATAAATATACCTATTAACGCGCGCGTAACAAGTAGGTTGAGAAAAAACGATCGTTCACGCGCACAGCGTTTTACGAACATTACCTACCCTCCTTAAACAACAAATGGGCGACCTTCACAGGCTACCCATCCATCCGAATAACTTGTTTCGTATTGATGAAACTTGTATATTCGCAGCAAATAAAAAATCTCATGGAGACAAAGATAGCACTTTTACAGAAAATGAAATCAAATTTCGATAAGATTCTTACCGAAGCATATATCCCAAAAGATATACAGGCGAAAAAAGATGAGCTTGGATGCTTAAGACTTCCGGCTAAATCTCTTATATGTCCTGTTGATTATAAACCTGTCACTAATAAGGATGGTAAGAAAGTTACTGCTATAAGATACTCGAATAAGAAAGATAATATCAGAGGTTCTGGTATGGTTATAGAAAAGAAGTGCAAGCAGATAGTAGCTTATCTTACTATCATAAACGTTCAGAAGCATGTATTTTTAAGAAATAGGATGAGAGATGGTTACCGTGACCGTATCGAGATCAATACCGATGATTTTATAGATATCCTATCCGATGGCATAGCTTATTTCTGCTACAGACATGTTATAGAGGATTGCCATGAGGATATAGACTATCAGCTAAAGACGCTTAAGGCTTATGCCGAGGGCGAGATAAGAATAGCTTTATCTGATATCATGATCTACTCGTATAAGGCTAAGAAGAATGAGGATACGAAAGAAATATTCGTAGGTAAGAAAAGATCCGTATACAAATGTCTGGATAAGAATTTAAGCTCAGACGAAAGACGGAATATGGCTAACAAAAGCCGGAAACTTGATCGGGTAAGAATCCTTTCCAAGATAATATTCAGGGCCAGAACCAGAAACGTACATCATATATACAAAGTAACTAAAAGAAAGACAATTAAGTTCAATGTAGCATACCTTCTTAATGAGTTGAATAAGAAGCTTGCTGGAATAGGCATGCATGAGATATCTCAGTCAACTATATACAGATACATAAGCATGTTCTTAGGCATGTGTAAGAAGAGTATATCCGATTTGTATGACGAGGTAAAAAAAAACAATGGAATAGCGAATGCCAAAGACAGGAAGAACGTAACTATCGGACACCTAAGACTATCATACAGAGGAAAGATAATGCATATAATCATCGCCGAAGATTTTATAAAAGACGTCTTTTTAGGGGTAAAAGGGCTCGAGATGAGTAAAGCTGGATGATTTGAGTATCAGATATAAAATTTAATATTTATATATTATTCACATTTATTTTTAATAGTTAATTATAACTATTCGTATCTTTGTACCATAAACTTAAAAAGATATGGTAAAAGAGGATTTTAGAAATGAAAACGACCTCCTTCGTCATATTATGACGGTGGATAAAAACGTGGAGCAAGGTCGTGCCTTGAAAAAGATTTTCACCACTAGGGAGAATCTGTTTATTACCGGTAGAGCCGGTAGTGGTAAAAGTACGTTCATGAGACGTATCGTAAAGTTCTTGGGTAAATGTGTTATTGTAACTCCTACTGGCGTGGCTGCATTGAACGCAGGAGGGCAGACCATCCATTCGTTTTTCTCTATAAAGAACGATCCTTATATCCCTTCTATCGAGAGAGGTATGTTGTCTAATAAGGTGGATGTAAGTCCGTTTATGAAGAAGAAGATCAGAAACCTTGATACTATCGTTATCGACGAGATCAGTATGGTAAGACCTGATTTGCTTGATGAGGTGGCTGACATACTTAGACAATGCAGGCGTAGCAAGGAGCCTTTCGGTGGAGTTAGGTTGATTATGTTTGGAGATCTATCACAACTACCACCTGTGGTGACGGCGGATGATTTTATCGACAAATATTATGAGAGCCGGTTCTTTTTCTCATCAAAGGCATTAAGAGCGTCAGGATTCTCGGTCATTACCTTCGAGAACGTATTCCGTCAAAAAGATCCTCAGCTTCTTTCCGTACTTGAGGATATAAGATGTGGGGTTATTACCGATGAGTCAAGACAGATATTGGATAGTAGGGTCAAGTATCCGGATAATATGGATAATACTATAATTATATGCTCAACTAACAAAGAAGCTTATGAGATAAATAAGACTAATCTTGATAAGATCAATAATAAGGTATTTAAATTCGATGCTACTGTATTCGGGGAGAAGCCTGTAGCGCCCTGTGAGGATGAGCTTATAGTAAAGGTAGGAGCTAAGGTCATAATAACCAGAAACGGCAACGGGTATGTCAATGGCTCGATGGGTATCATAACCAGCATAGATACTGTTGATGAGACGATATATGTTCATCTAGATAACGATACTGAGGTGGAGATAACCAAAGAGAAGTGGGAGAAGATGAAGTATAAGCAGGTAGATGATTCCCTTGAAGGCATTTCTTGCGGCTATATAATACAATATCCATTGAGGTTAGGATACGCCATAACTGTCCATAAGTCCCAGGGAATGACTTTAGATAATATATTTGTAGACATCAGCAGAGCCTTCGAGATAGGGCAGATATATACCGCTCTTTCAAGATGTAGGTCTATAGACGGGCTTTATCTAAAATCAGTGCCTAAGGAAGATATGGTACTGCTAAGCGATAAGATATCTGACTTTATAGAGAAGGTGGATGAGAATGAAGGTGTTTTGAATCCGGAAAAGATATCTGATATCGGGAAGGATATGATTAAGAAACAACAAGATTTATTTAACTTCGAGGAATTTGGATTATAATGGCTAAGAAAGAACTTTTTTCAGACGTAGATGAGTTAGTATCATCTTTAAATAAAGAGCTTGGAGAAGGCTCGATAATGAACTTCGGCGATGATAAGCCTATAATATCCATACCAAGGGAAAGCACTGGTTCGCTGGTGGTGGACAAAGCCCTCGGCGGCGGATGGGCGGTAGGCCGGATCCATGAGCTGGTCGGGATGGAATCTTGTGGCAAGACCATGATGTGTACGTTAAGTATGATCGAGTTCCAGAAAAAGCACCCCGATAAGCTGGTAGCTATAATAGACGTGGAGAACGCTTTTGATATCGAATACGCTAAGAAGATGGGATTGGACGTTAACCGGTTCCTTATTTCCCAGCCAAGCTACGGAGAGTTGGCTATCGATATCACGGCCAAGCTGGTGGAGTCCGGAAAGGTAGGCTTCATTGTCGTGGATTCCGTGGCGAATCTAGTCCCTAAGAAGGAGATCGAGGGTGATATGGAAGATAGCAACATGGGACTACAAGCCCGGTTGATGTCAAAAGCCATGAGAGTTCTTACCGGGATCGTAAACAAAAGTGACTGTGTTCTGGTATTCATCAACCAGTATCGTGAGAAGATTGGTGTAATATACGGTGATCCTAAGGTAACAACCGGCGGTAATGCCCTTAAATTCTACGCCTCTATCCGTATGGAGATGTCAAGGAAGAAGGTCATTGTAGGAGAAGATGGCTCTTCTATCGGTCATGAGGTTCGGATAAAGGTATTGAAGAACAAGACAGCTATACCTTTCCAGATAGCAGAGACAGCATTGTATTATGGCGTAGGATTTGACAAGGAGCTTGAACTTTTGAAGTTATGTGAGGAAACCGGTATCTTTACCCGTAAAGGATCATGGTACTGGTACGGAGAGGTCCGAGTAGGCAATGGAGTGGATAATACGTTAAGTATCATGAGGGATAATCAAGAATTGTGTCAAGAATTAAGAACTAAATTGAATTTGTAATCATGGCAATAGGAGTAAAATTTGTAGACGTAATACCGTCCAGTGTAGAGAACGCTGTCGAGGTTAAGAAAGGGAATGTGAAGAACTATCTGTTCGTAGGTATTCCCATGAGTGAGTTTATCGGAAAGAGATATGAGTATGAGGGATTCATATACATGTGCCTACAGGGTGTTACCGGTGGTACGGAACTTGGCGGCGATATAGCCATAGCCGTATTAAGACCAGTTCGGCCAGCGACAGGGCAGGCTTCTTATCATTTGGTGTCGTATACACCTCTTACGTATACGAGATCTGATGTAGCGATATTACTTAGAAATGGCGATTTTAAGGTTGTTAAACGAGACGATTGTAATCTTATCTAATATGGGAACATATATCTCGATAAAATCAACGGTAAACGCATTCAGGTACGGTATTGATCCTATACCTGAATGGTTCGATAAGATATCTAACAAGACTGATGAGGTTGATGTTATGGTTGAAGGGAATAAGGTAAAGGCATTGGATATAAGGCTAGAAAATGGCATTCTACGGGCTTTTTACGGTTATTATATAGGTATGTATCCGGATAACTCAATACAGGTGTTTAGACCGGAGGATTTCCATTCATTATATACGTTGAAGTTATGAATATATCAATAGGTATAGATCCGGGTATAGACACCGGAGGATTGTCCATGATCCCAGAAAATGGCGAGGTTAAGGTAATTATGACTCCAAGGATATCGGTTAAGGGGGATATAGATCTTAGGGCTATATCAAGCTTCTTCCTCGATGCCGCTGACAAGATCCAAGAAAAGGGAGGCGGGACGCTGGCGATCGCCGTCGAGGATGTCCATAGCATCCACAACAGCTCGGCAGCCAGCAACTTCACCTTTGGCGGGAGACGCCGGGAACCGAACGCCCTATTCGCTATGATGGTTGAGATGATGGAGCGATACGGATCTCACCCGGATGTTAGGTTCATGTTCGAGGAGGTGCAACCAAAGACCTGGCAGAAGGAGCTTCATACGACAGCCGATCGGGTGTATACGGCGGCGAAGTTAGACACGAAGGCTACCTCCATCCGATGTGCCATGCGCCTTTTCCCTTTGGTTTCTTTCGTGAAACCATGGTCAGGAAAAGGAGTACAACCTACTAAGATACAAGACGGAATGTGTGACGCTACGCTTATAGCCGAGTATATTAGACGTAAGTTTAAACTATTTTAATACTATTAAGTATTTATTGTATTTGTATTAATATAATTATGATTATATTTGTGATGTAATAAAAAGTTGTTCGTTATGCTTATAAGATGCTTGTCGAAGTCATTAAATGAGAAGTTGGGCAAATTGGAGACGGTTGTTAAGAATGCCGGTCCCAACTCCCTTTATAAGGATCTTAAGATAGATGTTGTCAATAATCTGGCTTATATCACTTCCGTAAATGCCAAGGTATGTGTTATAGAGCGATTGGAGGTCGAGGCTGACTCTAACTTCTCTTTCTTGGTAGAGGCAAGCTCTTTTATTAAGTTCATGAAAAAACAGAAGAATTGTGAGATTACGATACTGCTTTCGGATAGAAAAGATCAGATCACGATCCACTACGCTTCTGGTGAGTATAGTTGTCCGGCTTTTGATATCAATACATTCCCACAGGTACATAAGATACTTGATGGAGGAATTAAGGTTAAGATGAGCGATTATGTTTCGGTTCTTAACAAAGCCAGCGATTATACGGAGGTAGATGACTTTTATCCATGCATCGAGAATGTGGTAATTGATATTGATGATATTAATATTAATATAGTAAGTACGGATAGAAATACTATTTACAGGTATTTTGTCCCTAATCAGGATAAGGTAGAGAAGATGTTTATCCCGGTATCGAACGAATCCGCGATATTGCTTGATAAGCATATCAATAAGTCATCGGATATGTTGTCTATAAAAGTGGACGATACTAAGACTTATTTCTCTACGCCTGATATGGATATGTATGAGACCCATTTTGAGGGTAATTATCCAAATTGGAGGTTCGTGGACGAGCATTTTGTCAAAACAAGTACCTATGTCTTTGATAAGGATCTACTCGTCCAGGCCCTCCAAAATAATATTAAGGTAAATGAGTTTGATCATTGTAAGTTGATATTCACTGAAAAAGGATGCGGTATTATGTCAGAGAACCCTATGTCTGGAAGATCTTGTAAGGAAAGGCTTACGGCTTTATCGCATAACGGTAATGATATTATATGCGATGTGCTATGTGGTAGGTATCTTGGTATAGTTAAAAGCATACCATGGAATAGGATAGTTATCGAGCATGACCATAAATCTCATTTTAATAAGATTTATGGGGAAAATAATAAGAATGAGTATTTCTTATCATCATCAATTATTGTTTAATTTTTAAATATATATAATATGGGAGTTCGTGAAAATTCGCTAGGATCTAATAATCACTACTTTAAGATAAGTGGTGGTGGAGTTCTTTATCAATCATCCAAGGAGCCTAAAGAAGGTTATGAGGAACATGTGAATGATAAGACCGGGGCTGTATCTTATTGGAAAGTATTTTGGAATGGTATAGAGGGATATTTATCAGATATTGAGATAAGGGAGGTTGACTATAACGGGGCAAAAACTAAATACGTAGCTATAAAAATAAGCGATGACGAAGGAAACTATATTATAAATGTTCCTTTGATGACTCAAAAAGGAGGTATTAATAATTATGTTAAGTCATTGGTGAGATACTTGCCTAATATTGATCTAAAGCGTAAGGTGGTAATCAATCCAGCTCACGCTAGGAAAGGAGATCAATATGCCCCGGGTAATTTTTTTATCTCATATGCTAGGGAAACTCCTGATGGAAGGGATGAGCTTATACAGCAATATTATAAGAATGGTCAGAATGGATGGCCTGACAGAGTTGAGAGTACTGATATAATGGGGAATAAGAAGTTTGATTATACTGCCCAAGATGCTTTCGCCTATCAGGTACTTAATAAATACATTCAAAGCATTAAGACAGATGGGGTGAAACCCGCTCAGTCGGCAAGCCAAAACAACGTTGGTGAGGCTACAACGCAAACGCCCCCACCGTCATATCAGCCGCAAGCCCAGCCGCAGACGCCTCCTCCATCATACCAGCAGGCTCCGCCTCAGACAGCACAAGCTCCTTCTTTTGGAGGTCAGCAACAACCTCCTCAATATCCTCCTTTTGGAGATGACAATGATCTTCCTTTCTGATTAACTAATTGAAAATGAATAATTTAATGGAAAGTAATTTTAATATATCTACTAAAGTGAACCGTGTCTCGATGCCTACCCAAAATAAGGTAGATACGGTTATGAAGAACTTAGGGCATCGACCTTGTGTAGCGTATTCTGAGGAAAAGAATATGTATTATAAGGATGGAGAATGGGTAGCGTCAGATCTTGACGCTACTATCTTACCTCTTAGGGAGATGTTCGAAAAGACATCTGATTTGAAGTTAGGATTGAAGATCGTTTATTTAATAATAAAATTATAGTATGGCTACGATTGAAGATATCAAAAAACTTCTGGAGAGTAAGTCATTTACATCAGCCAGAGATCTTGAAGAATTTGAGGAAAAACCGGATGATAAGCTTGATGAGGTTCACATGAATTGCGATCCAATGGTAGGGATAGTTGAGAAAGATGGTAAAATTTTTCTCAACTCTTTAAAATTCTCTAAGGCATGGAACTCATTGGGGAAGGATATTCCTATCAAGCAAGGTAATGCCTTCCCGTTGGGTCAAGGTGATGTTCTTGATATAGACACAGGCATATCGGCCTCATTCCCGGATGATACTGTCGGGATGGTTATGATGCTCCCATCGTTCACCAACGATACAGGCCTCACTTTGGTAGGATCACCGTTCGTTTTCTCTAATAACGAGAATATTACGATCAGAGTCTCTAATGTCCGTAAGGATATAGCTATAGTCGAGAAAGATAAGCATATAGCTGAGTTAATTATAGTCGGCAAGATAAAGGCCGATATTCGTAGAACTTATAAAAGTGTTGAGGATGTTCGGATTGAAGATAGTAAAGAGTAGTTATATAGATACTCTAAAACAGGATCTTGATGAGGCTATTAACTATTCAAATAAATTAAGAGAAGATTACAAAAATGCTCTTGCGAAGGTATTTGAATTGAATGAGAAAGTAAGTTATCTTAATACGCTCATTGATTCTATTAATAAAGATATAGAATCAAAGGATTCTCATATCGTTAAGATGGGGAATGAGCTTAGTAAATCAAGAGATCTATATAATGAGTCGGTGAAAGAGAAAGAGACTCTTAAAAGGGCTTATATGGATATCGAGAAGAAACATAAACTATCATCTAAATTACTCGATGAGGCTAGAAGAAGGTACAAGGAAATAGAGGAACAAAATAAGGCTATGTCCGATCGTATCCAGTATCTGGAGAATCATATTGATCCTGAGGCTTTAGATGGTGATGTGTCTGATGAGGTTATTGTCGAGGAGGATAAGATGGATCCTAATTCCGGTCATATTGATATACCTGAAAATAACGCTCCTGAGGTTACTGATGCTGGTATTGACGTAAATGTCGAGAATAAGGCGGAGGATAAGAAGAAATCTAAGAAACGTAAAAAATCTAAGAAAAGTGAATAAGATCTTGTTTTTCTTGTTAACGTTATTTACCTTAGCGGTTGTCGGATGCAGTACGTCAAGAACCTACTATACGGAATATGATACTACTGATATATCTTATGTAGTGGATTCCATAGTGTCTTCCGGGACCGTGATGGGCCAATGGAAGGAGTGGCGGTTTACGCTAGACGACGGCCGGGTCGATAACTTTGGCTTCACCGCCCTGTACGACGCCAAGGGAAAAGCTAGAGGGTCCATACAGGTCAGGCAAAGATCCGATACGTTTAATATCAAGATAATCGATTATCATAAAAAAAGATAAGAAATGAAATACGGATTAGGATATATACCATCTCCAGTAGATGATAGGGACGCTATCATGAATATGCAACATGAGGCTGTCCCTGATGAGTATAAGATCAATGACGTTGATAGCGTAGTGGATCAAGGTTCTTCACCTATTTGCGCCGCTGTAAGCTTAGCTGAGATACTTAATTGGAGAAAGAGTATAAGGGCTATTAAAAGACCGGCTAAGATCTCTCCTTATGATATATATGATCTGAGAGAGGATAAGGATCAGGATGGGATGGTTCTTCGTGACGCTATCAAGTCTATCAAAAACGTAGGCGTAGATGGGGAGAAAATAAACAGTTACGCTAGGATCATAGATCCGGTATCGGCTAAGGTAGCGTTGATGCTGAATGGTCCTCTGGTTATAGGTCTGTATTGTTATAATTATGGTAATCGATTCTGGCAAGGCCAAGGACAGAACTTGGGAGGCCATGCCGTTATCCTCACCGGATGGGACAAGGCCGGCTTCGTCCTACAGAACAGTTGGGGGACGGGATGGGGTAGGTCTGGCGTAGAGACGTTCCCGTTCGAGGATTGGTGCTATATGCTAGAATGTTGGACAATAGTTTCATGATATTACTATATAATTTTCGAGAAATTCCGATCTACATCCTCTTGTGAAAGCCGATGTGGTGTATTTAGGACCCGTAGCTCAATTGGTAAGAGCAACTGGCTCATAACCAGAAGGTTGTCGGTTCAAGCCCGGCCGGGTCCACGCTATTTTTTTGGGAAAAACTAGCATAGAGTTTTGTCATTATATTTAGAGTTTAGATTTTGTTTGATACCCTTGTCCGTGAGGATCAGGGTATATGCCCCAATAGCTCAAGAGGAAAAGTAGCACATCTCTCCTAAAGATGGGATCCACGTTCGAGTCGTGGTTGGGGTACATGGTGTTTTCTTAAACATATTCCTGTAGGTCGGTAATTAATAACCTCAAATAATATATAATGTGTTGAAATTCATTTAATATTTTATATATATCTATATAGGATCAGGTTATTAGCTTAAGTCTTGAAACAGAGGCTACGTTATTGAAGAATATATAGTTACCTACGGATGTTTATCCAAGTCCGTAGCTCTAAGGTAGGTGATTAAACAGGGATTGTATTTGGGTTTCGGTGTTGCCTGTACAAAACCTTCAATAACATTGGCGATGGGTACTAACAGGGTTTTGCCCTGACTTATGTTGAATAAACATTGAATTAGTTTGTAAAATGGTGTATGTACAGGACATAGATGGAAAACCGATGATGCCTACGACAAGGCATGGAAAGGTTAGGCGATTGCTAAAAGACAACAAAGCGGTCGTTGTGAACACATGTCCTTTTACCATCAAATTAACGTACAAGACATCCGATTACAAACAAGAGATTGTGTTAGGCGTCGACTCGGGAACCAAGCATGTTGGTTTGTCAGCTACGACGAAAAGCAAGGAGCTTTACGCAAGTGAGGTTATTCTAAGAAGTGATGTTGTTGATCTTCTATCAACAAGAAGGGGATTAAGGAGGACTAGAAGAAGCAGGCTTAGGTATAGAAAGCAAAGATTCAATAATAGGGTAAAATCCAAGAAGGATGGATGGATTGCTCCATCTGTCCGCCATAAGATTGATTCTCATGTTAGAATTATCAGTTTTGTATATTCTATACTACCTGTCTCAAAATTGATTGTTGAGGTAGCCCAATTTGATACTCAAAAGATCAAGAATCCAGAGATATCAGGTAAAGAGTATCAGGAAGGTGA